AAATCTATCATAGCATTAACTTATTTACATAATTTGTACAAAGGTAAGTAATTATCTTCAAATTTCCAAGGAGTTCAAAAGTTTACTAATAGTTTTCATAAATATCTACTACTAATTATCCTTAAGAGGAATCTTCCCAAACTTATAATCATAGTTTCTAAGAAAGAATTCATCATTTCCTAGATAATCTGATTGATCCATACTAATAACTTCAGAAGGTGATTGATTGCCACAAAGCATTAATTTCTGCTCTCGTAACAACATAAGCATTAATAATGCATCGTAACGGTCAAAGTTACTATCAGGATTCCACATAGATAGCTCTTTCATAAGAGCTCGATAATAGCACCTATTGATACTATTAATAGTTACTTCTGCCTCCTCCTCATGGTCATTAACAACTACTTTAGTAGTAATCTTAAAAGGTTTAAGCAGCCAATCTCTAATACGTGTACGACCATAGGTCTGTACAGGTTGTGTAGCATTGACTCCTTTACTGTTATGTGTAGTTACAAAATCTCCAATTAAATAGCATCCATCTTTTGAATCAACGGTAACACATTTAGCTAGCTCTTGCCCAATTAGTTTAATATCTACTATAGCTGTCTTAAAAGCTCTAGTTTTAGTAAGTTTTTGCTTAGTATACTTCCTTTCTAAATGAAACATTGGAATATCTGTATAAAAAATTACTTTATAAACTAGTCCAAACGCATTTGTTGATTTTTGTATGTTACAATTAATACCGCAACTCCTAGCTACAAATTCAACATCTAGTGCTAACTGCTCTGAAGTTGTTGTATATTCCGGGTTTCCTCCATAACCTATGCACCCATCTGTATCTAGAAGACCTCTAAGAAGTTCTAGTCTATTTTCTATTGAATTGAATTTATAACAATCTGGAATAAACTTAGTACGAGATTTACATTTAGAAAGACCTAACTCTTGTAGTATGTTTCCGATATTTTTTACACGCCACCAATGATGCCTATCATCTATTGTTTTACAAGAATAAGGAACATATTTTTTATATGTATCTAAATCTGATATAGAAGATGCAAAATTAGCTTGGTGATGTCTAGACCTTGTAAAATACCCATCTCCTAACATTAGACCCATAAAATAAGCTGGTAATTTTAAAGGAACTTCCTTAAAATTAGCACCTAAATTACCTATTACATAATATTTAGCTTCCTTATATTTTCCTTTATCTCTGGTTAAGGAAAGACTCATTTCTTTAGTGGAAATAGTTTTGTAGGTCTTTCCATTAGTAATAACATTCCATAAATGATTAGCAGAAGCTTTTACTTTTCTACCATCCCGTAAATATATTTCGTATATATCAGTTTTATCATTATATGGAATATCTATCACTGTAGTAATACCACCATAAGTATTAAACAACTTATCTCCTATTTTTATATCTCCCCATAGTTTAGGTCCCTCTGGAGTATATACTAACTGTGAATATGGGTGAGCCTTATTTCCAAAGAAATTACCTTTAACTATCTCCTTATCACGTAAGAATTCTGGGACATCGGAGAGTAAATATAAACTATTAGTCTTTGAAAAGTAGGTAAATAAGCCCTTCTTATTATTCTCATATAGTAGTTCTGCATTATAAAATAAGCATATTCTACGACATGTTTCATAATAATCTTCAGCAAACATCGGGCGTCCTACATACTCACAGACTAATTCATCTGTAAATAAGTCTAAGACATATATAGATCCTAAAGACATGGTATCCGATACATCATCATCGTAAGGGTCTGCACCTGCTATATAACGTCCCCAAGGAACTTTACCATCAGGACCTTTAACAGGCATCTTATTGATGTGTATAGCACCTTCAAGCTTGTTATCTTTATGAGGATAATCAAGGATAGGTTTAACATCAGCATCAGGAGTAAACTCTATCTTACCTTCCTTAGTCTGAATTAATCTACCTACCCACATATCATCTAAACTCTTAGGATTCTGGTCTAACTCAAGGACACGATCATTAAGTTTATCAGAAGGAAAGATGTTACTATCTCTACGCATGATAGCATCAATGATAGTAAAAGCATACTCTGCTTTACGACGAGTAAGCTGAATGGGATCTGAAGAATTATACTTAAGAATTACCCTGTGTTTAACTTCCTCAATAATAGCTCCCACAACATCAGAGACACCATTTTCATTATAAAATCCCTTAGAATTTAGATAACTAGGGAAGAAGAAAATTGTACGTTTAGACCCTACAGTACCTTTATCAAAGACATTAGGTAAAGAATATACTGAATATCCATCAGGATAATTAATCATCTCAAGAGCTCCTATAAAGTCAGAACCTTCAGATCCACCAGTACCAAAAGCTATAGCTTGACCAAAGGCAGCTGCAGCATTCTCTTGGACATTAGGAAGAGCAGTTTGCCACACATCTAAGAACTTAGGGAAGGTACCAAACTCTTCATATAACATTCTATTAGAACGCTTACCACGAATCTTGTCAGGATCGTCCTTAATAGCTACCCCTAAAACTTCATTCTGAGAGCCTCTGGGAACTAATGTTTCTTTATCAACATAACCAGAGATCCACTGCATCTCTGAGAGTGAATTCTTAAGCCTAGCACGAGGAAATTGGGTATATTTAGCACAGAAATCTATACCATCTATAAACTTATTAAGAGTACCGTCTTTAATAAGATATTCCTTCTGATAGGCTGTAACAAGGCATTTAACCTTATCATAAGATATAGAACTTTCTCCTAATAAGAAGAATTTACAAAGTATTGCTGCTGCATAATAAGACTTGGACTTACCTCTGGATGCAATTTCTACAGAGTGTTTACCTCCTACAAAATTATCATATAATCCTCCATTACGAGCCTGATACTGATAATGAGCTCTAAGGTAAACACCTTCCCATACTTCGGGAAAGTCTACGACACGGTCACCAATACGTGTACCTTTACGTAACTTAGTCTGGATAATAGGAAGATAATTAAGGTAGAAGTAAAAATCTCCAGGAATCCATTCCCCATCCTCAGGTCTAACCATACCATCAAGACATCTCCTAACCTCACGAGTTAACCACATCCCAAACTCTGATTTGGGATTAGCATCAGGAAGTAACTTAGTATAGCAGCCATACTTCTGATAATGTATCGCTGAGGGCCTAAAATAGTCCATATTTTCGAGTATATGCGGATGGCATATATCTACTATAATCCTACCATAAGAGTCCCTAGGAAGGTCCTTAGCATGCTTACGATCAGGGGCTATAAGACTTTTAACAAACTCTACATTTGTTATAATGTCCATAAAGTCATCCCAGACCTCGCGTGATAATGAATCCCTGAGCTCTTCAGTAATAGGAGTCTGATATTCATTAGTTGGGATTAGTACCATTATTCACCTCCTCCTAAAAATGATTTCATACCATCCTCAAGGATGGACTTTTGCTTAAGACCTCGCATAGTACCCATATCTTCAATTTCCTTAGATACTGCCTTCTCAGCATCAGCAAGTTCTTTAATAAGGCTAGGAACCTGCTTTACAGCAGTCATAACCTGGCCTATATTGAATACTAACTTACCATTAGCATCTTTCTCAGTTAAATCTATAGATCTAAAAGTACTGCGGATATTATCAATAATAACCCTAGTATCCTGCAATAGTAACGAGGAGGAACTAGTAGTTAGATATTTATAAAGCTCTATAGCCTCTTGTACTTGCTTATCTGGCTTCCAATCGGCCTCTAAGCCTATACTATCTTTAACTCGTAGATCTCTATCAGATTCTATAATCTCAAAGGAGAAGTCTGACCTAGGATCATACATGAAGTATAAATATGCTAATTCTTTCATAGCCTTGGTCTTCTCCTTGGTTCTATCCCTATCTACAAGTCGCTTAAAAGGACGTAAGGCATATGCCTCATCAGAAATCCTTAAATTATAATCTTTATATACAAATAGTTTCATACCAAAAAAGCTCCCTACTTGTGATAGGGAGCGTTAAATTAACATACTAACTTCTTAGCTTTAGGAGGAGTAAACTCTGTAACTTCCTCTTCAAACTCTTCAATCTTAAAGAAAATATTAGCACTATCAATAAGGAGAGCAATGTGACCATCAATCTCAAACATAGGGATCTCAAAGTCTAGAGTTTCATTATAAAACTCATCAGGCATATCTGCCTTAGTCTCATCCTTAGTATAACGCTTACGTGCATACTTGGAGAAATCAATCTGTACCAAGTCCCCAGATTTATATTCCCGAACACTAGGTCCTACAGAAATAACTTCTTGGATCTCTTTAAGCATGCCTACCTGGTCCTTCTGAATAAGACCAGATTCACTAATACATTCCTCTTCACTATAAACATTAGCTGTTACTAACATCTTCGTAAATGGAGGAGTCACCTTCTTTATCTTGAATTGCTTTCTCTGCATATTCTTTAAATTTTTTATTAAGGAATTGGGCTCGGGAGTATGTAGCATAAAACTTGCCTAAGCTAGGAACATTAATGCTTGTCTGCATCTTATTGAATTCCTCTTCAGTCATCTCCTCATTTACGGGAACATTTTCTAATGTATCCTTAACCCAATTCCAATATTCCCTATAGGCAATTTCTACTATATCATCAGGTATATCAAGCTTCTTAGAAGCTTCTAAAATTATAGACTGAAGAGTCTTATTATTTATCATAACTAATCTTAAAATTTAGTAGTAGCCTATAAGCATCCTCATCATATTCTAATGAGGGAATATATCTTTTACCTATAGTGTTATTAACTATAACACCAGCCTTGCGTAGGTTTGTTAATACCGACTGAAAGTTACCTGGAGATATGCCTAAGTTTTCTACAATGCCCTTCTTAATCTCATCAGTGAACAAAACTTTGTCGAGTAAATCATCATCTGTAATTGTCCTAGATAGCTCAAATCTACGCTGTAATAATGCTGCTAACACTGCTAATTCTCTACCTGGTAATCTATGTAAAGGTTTGAGAAACTCTAACCATAACTTGAAGAAATTAAGGCTAGAGTTCTTTAAATTGGTAGAGATAGACACGATGTCAGTATTCTTAGTCATATCTCTCTTGCTCATTACTCCTAGGAATTATCTTTACACTTCTCCTCAGCACAGTCAGGCTCATTCTCAGGAGTTGCAAGCATTCCTCGCAGAGTACGAACTGTGTCTTCTACAAAGTCCTCATCAAAGAGTTCACGATATTTAAGTACATTGAAAAGACATTCGATACGTTTACCCATAACCATCTCCATAGCCCGATTATACTCAGTCATCAGGCGCTGATGCTCTTGGCTAAGATTCTTAAACTGCATCTGTAAATTACTAGCAACATCTTTCAGTTGCTCATAGCTCAACTTCTCCGGCTGATTTGCTTCCATAGCTTTTGTCATAATTAAAATTCTTTACCATATTTAGCTCTATAAAGAGCTTGCCATTCTTCTATAGAAGTGGTAGCTATATCTGTGCTACCACAACTATTACAATATTCTGAGATACCTGATTCATTATAAGCCATAACTAGTAGACTTAAGCATTTCCTACAGAAATATACAGGCTCTCGATTATAGTCCTCTTTATTCCACTTAACCTTCTCAAAGTCGGAAGGAGACTGTAGAGGAGGACATTTGGGTTTAATTAATTCTCCTTCCATCGCTTTAAGTATTGATAAAAATCTACTTTCTTAAAAGCATCAATTATTCTTAATTCTGTAGCATCAATGTTCTCCTCTGTAAGATCAGGAGAGACGTCATTTACTATTAAACAAGTGAGATAACCTCCTGTTACTAGTAACTGTAAGTCTAAACCAAAGTTTATCTTACTATCATGTGTAACATAAGGTCCCCATATAATCAACCTATAGTCAGGTGAGAAGGCTTCATTAAACTTCTCAATATAGGCTGTTAGATGCTTCATTTTCATTAATTATTACACACTTAGTAGATAAGAACATGTAAGCTACTGAGAGAGCATGCTCAATGGATACTCTAGTGACTTTAGCAGGATCAAGAATATTCTGTTCCACAGCGTCTTCATAGTATATCGGTACTGTATCTAAAATAAGCTTTCTACATGTCATAAGTGCTTTGGGTAGAATATTATAGCCTTTCTTCTCCAAAGCCTTAGCAATATCTTCTTGAATGATTCCAGCACCTACAACAACTCCTTCTTCAATAGCTGCTCTGGTAGCACATACTGCATCTTCAATACGATCCTTTTTCTCAGACATCTCAATCTCTGTAGGAGCTCCAACATAAATAACTGCTACACCCCCAGAAAGCTTAGCAATACGAGACTTAATATCATCAATAAGATACTTAGGATAGTCATTCTTCAAAGACTCCTTAAGCATATTAATACGTGCTTCTACTGGAGTTCTATCTACTAAAGAACTAATAATAGTAGTATCTTCAGAGGTTGATACAATCTTCTTAGCTTTTCCAAGTCCTTCAAGAGAATCTGGAATCTTATCAAAGATTGTAGCACCTGTAATAGCTGCAATATCTTCAAGAAGATCCTTCTTATATTCTCCTACACCAGGTGTTTTAATAGCTGCAATTTTAAGTAATCCTCTCTGCACATTCCTAATAATTGCTGTGATAACTTCAGGAGAATAATCATTTGCTATAAGCAAGATCTCCTTCTCATCACGAGCTAGAACTTCTAGTATAGAAAATAAAGCACTAACATTATTAAGTGTGCCATTATATACTAGTATATAAGGATTATTAAGTACTGCCGACCTACTAGTAGGATCATTTATAAAGTAGGGTGAGATATAACCTTTGTTAATCTTCATACCCTCTACGGTCTCAGCATATGTCTCAAAACCATTAGACTCTTCAAGAGTAATAACCCCATCATATCCAATCTTTGAGATAACATCTGCAATAAGTGTGCCTATAAACTCATCTCCATTAGCAGAGATAGTAGCTATATGCTTAATACTGTCAGGTGTATCTCCAACTTGTGTAGCGAGAGATTTAATAGTTTCCCTCGCTACATCATTGGATTTCTCAAGCTCAGCTCTTATAGTCTTGGGATCTTTGCCAGCTTTAAGCTGTTCAAAGATAAGATTTATTAGCGCCTGAGCAATAATTGTTGATGTAGTAGTACCATCTCCAGCAATATCAGCAGTCTTAGCTGCTGCTTCTTTTACAAGCTGAACTCCTACATCATAAAGAGGTTCTGAAGAGTTAATAGCTCTGGCTACTGTAACACCGTCTTTAGTAACTTTAGGATAGTTATCCTCGTAAACAACTACTGTATTACCCTTAGGCCCAAAAGTTACTTTTACTGCATCAGCTAAAAGATCTACACCTTTCTTAACTTCTGCAAGTGCGTCTAAGCCAAATACTATATTCTTACTCTTCATATACTAAAAGAATTTTTCTGTAAGCCGAATAAACTTCTTAAGTACTTTAGTAAGCTCTTTAGCAGTAGCTTCACTCATAGAAGTACTAATCTCATCTTCAGTAAGATCATCAGGGCATTTTTCGTCCTTCCCAGTATCAGAGACCTTATGAAGAACCATCCAATTCATACTATGAATATCTTCCTGAGAAGGAATATACTCTGTACTCAAACCTAGTCTATCAACTACTACTAACTGAGGTTTAGTAGGATACACATAATCTACTCTGGGTAGAAGGTCTACAATTACGATGCCTTCTTTACCATACTTGGGTCTAGTAATAGCTAGATGTTCAGGATCAGCTAGGAGTTTATCTATAGCTTCTCCAAATGTGTAATAACGCTTTCTTGCTTCCATACAAATAATTTAATTATTTCTTCTCTACTACATTACCGAACTTATCAACAGCCCAGTACGAAAGGATACCTGCAGAATAACTGCACAGACTCAATAATGTACCCCAAAAAGGGATGAGTTTCACCATTGCTAGGGTGCCAATTACTATGGCTGCACCAATACCAACTTTAATCCAATTTTTCTTGCTCATAATAAAAATATTAGTTAATAGCTGGGAGAACAGGGTTCGAACCTGCGTTACCTTGATTAACAGTCAAGTGCCTAAACCATTCAGCCATCTCCCAAAGAAGGGGTTCTATGGACTTTGTAGAGAATTCTACATTACCAAGGGTAACCCCAGTACCCGTGCCAGCAGAGAACCTGCTGCATTCGACTTAATGAAAAAGTAGTATTTATTAACAACCGCTTAGTAGGCTCCCCTACCTCACCCTATTTCTTAACTTTACCTTTACCCTTCTTTTTACAAGCCATATCTCTTATCTTTTAAATTTCTTGCAATATACGAAAAATATTTCACATTTCCAAATATTTTAGCAATTATTTTTAATAATTTCTAAATATTTTTGAAATAGGATTATCATAATATTCTTTATTTAGATAAGTAGCAACTTCTTTTCTTCTATCTAAATGAGGCTTTCCTGGTCTAACATAATTTTCGGAAATAATTTCTACTAAATCAGTTAAAGATTTAGAATTATTAAAAAAAGATTCTTTAGCTTCCCTTGCTGTATCAAACCCATTGCTTTTCCCTCCATGTCTCCATTCTCCTTGTTTTAAACCAGCAACATTAGTTGTGATATATCTAGCTTGCCTTTGTAATTCTGGATCTAATACTCCATCAAAATCATGAATAGGTTGAAATTCTTTTAAGCTGGCTTTACGAGAAGGATCTGTAAATTGGATAAGACCTTCTCCAGAGCCTCCTCCTATTTGTTGCATGTGAGGATCTGCTCCACTTTCAACAATATAATTACTCATTAAAGCTATAGCTTGATTATGGGTTAATCCAGATCTTCTATGTTGATTATATAGATAATCAAGATTTCCTCTATTTTTTCTAATATAATTACTATCCCAAGTACTTGATAATGTCCCCCCATCATCAAAACTATTTACTCTACGAAGTGTAGGTTTATAGGGAGAAGTAGCGTATTCTTCAGGATTTAAAGTAAAATATCTACCAGTAGATGAATCAATATAAGGACTATAACCACTTGACATATCTTCCCTTATAGCCATATCAAAAGTAGGATGCTTAGGATTCTTAAGAATCATGCCAGTTCTAGGATCCCTAGATGACCAATGCTTAGTCTTAGGATCATACATATTCCCAGCTTTTTCAGCGGTTATATAATCATAATAATGATCTGGATTATCATACTCATCCTTTAAAGGACCACCATTAGCAAACTTATTGTAATGATCCCTCATATCACTAAGCCGGGTTACTCCACTCCGTAGATAAGTCTTCATAAGCTCAGCTCTGTCACGTATACTCAACTTATTCCACCTATTCATCGTACTACTCCTCCTAACTTATCTGCAGACTTCTCTACAAAAAACTTGTAATAGTTATAACTCTTATTGTAGTAATCTTTAATCCTACAAATTATGTTATGACAACCACTAAGTAAACCTACAGTGGGTAAATATAAGGGACCTAACCACTTACTTTGTACCCCATGACCAGCCTCATGCTTAACGGAATTCTTTAAACTAACTCTAATAGTCTTGTTATTCCAATCATATCTATTATAGTCTAAAAGTACATAATATCCTAAGGAAATCCCTCCAGGAAATTTATCGTAAATATATACTTGCTGGTCCCTATACTCAAAGGTCTTTAACCTCGTATCCTCATAAAAAGGTAGCAATATTGCCCCTAATAAACTCTGCGGAAATTCCCATGTCCATCGCCTAATCTTTACCCATGTATTCATCGCTTAACCCTCCTTCTACGCTTCTTAGGTTTAACCAAAACTTTGTAATAGGTAGATACCTCAATAAGCTTACCCTCTTCGTTATAAGTATATCTTAAATCTAAAATATCCCGGCTGCTGCTTATTCTATCCATATCTACTAGTATAGCATAATTATCAACTCTATCCCTTCCTACCTGCTTGCTTCGTACTCGACTCATACCCATTCTTTACATATTCAAAAAACTTATCCATAGTAGCCGAATCTATACTGTAACTCTCACTACTATCCCTCTTGTAAGATTCTAAAAATTCTTTAAAATCTTCTAACGTCAAAACCTTCTCATTACTCATAATTTTAGTAAATCATTAATCCTAGCTACTTCATGGATAACTTCACCTAAATGCTCGGCAATGCCATCGTAAAAGTAAAACTCTCCATTAGTGGTGCTTATACCACACAACTCCCTGGCCCTAGATTGCTCTTTACGTAACATATCTATAACCTTCTCTAAATTACTTCGCTTACTCATAAAGATGATTTATAAAAAACTTTTGCAATATACAAAAAATTTCCCATATTTCCAAATCTAATAAAAAATTTTTCAAAAAAATAATTTTTTTAAATCGTAGAGAAAGTGTGGGAGAGTGACATATTCCCCACTAAGCCCCCCTCCCCTCGAACTTTTGGGGTTCTCCCCCCGCCAGTTCGTCTAGGAAGGCTTATCAAAGCGACCCAGCCAGCCTTCGGAGGACCGAACAGCAGAAGCATATTGCACTGTTGTTACGGAACTCAGCGGTATAATTGTAGCCTCACCGAATCAAAGCAGGTTACAACGTATCATAAACTTTATAAGTTATGGCAAATGTAGTATCATCGAGGCAGGCTTGCTACGCTCGGGATGTGAAGAAGGGCCAGGAGACATGGGATGGTATTCTTCGCAGAGTATCGCCTGCCATCATCTGGGCTAAGGATGAGGAAGGCAATCCCATCCTGGATGCTAATGGCAACAAGGTGCAGCTGGTCATTGATGGCGTGCCCCAAGAATCACCCATTCGCTTCCAGGCCGTAGTCTACGACCCGCAGGACAAAGTGGACCGCATTCTGTGGCCGCTGAAATCGATGTTCCTCAACGGAGTCGTCCCGGAGATCCCTGGCATGGACGGTCTGCCTGTACGAGTCACGACCTACCTGGACGATCAGGATCGCTCGCAGGTTGCAGAGATTCTGTACAACAAGGCTGACCTCACGCCCATGTCTTCGGACATGAAAGCAGCTCTGGCTACGGGCAACGTTAAGATGTCGTTCAACTAACATCTCACTCCTCACACTCATCACTGGGTGTGGGGAGATTTTTAATATCTCCGCAGAGTATGCATTACCGTGATAAATCTGGGAGATTTTGGTATCTCTTACGTACGCGTACAGATCTAATTAGTCCTTATTAGTCCTACGACTATAGTCGTAGAAATAATTATACGCGAAGAGATGGTCTAATTTTATTCAATCAATCTATGAGGGTATTTGAATTTCAACCCAAGTATCGTAGGTGCAAGCATCACCTTATTCATGCTTTAGGAGTAGCTCTCTACAAAGCTGGTATTACTACTGGTACATATTACCCCAATCCTCTAGGATCTGGTATTCTCCATGTAGTAGCTGCTGATGATGATAACATCATCAAAGCTGTTGTAGTTGTTAAGCCTGGTATTCGGAGCAGAGCTTCTATTCCTGTAGAGTATCTCTCACTTGGTGATAATGTCAAGGCTTTTGCATTAACATCATTTGATGATATTGATTCATTGGTGAAGGAGATCTCTGAAATTATCAAGCCTGGGGAGAAGAATTAGTCTTCTCCTCTTCAATTATGTGAGATATGTGTAGAGTAGAGTGAGGTATTATCACCCCAATACCCTTATTTCGCATTTTAAGGGCCCAAATTTCGACGATTTATATAATTTGGAGTAACTGTCCATTCCCGATATTATCCCACGTAATTTAGGGCTTAAAATCATTTTCGTGATAATCTTATGCAAATATGTGTTATCAGCTAATGAGATTATGCACTAAATTACCATTTCACTAACTCTTTATGTAGAGGATTAGGCCCTAATAATCCTTTACAGCTACATTATCCAATAGATGTAGCGCCCAGCCTGGGATAGTTTGACCGCTTACCCAGGCTCAAAAGCTATTTATTAGCCTTGCTTAACTAGTAATATAGATAATTAAAGTAAGAGGCGAGGCTAATAGATAGATCATTAGATTACTAAGTAAAATATCATGAATTTATGAAGTCATATTTAGTTGAGACACAAGATGACTCAGCACCTGTAAAGTACAAAGTTTTGCTCAAGAAAAATGTGTATAAATTACATTATTTTCACATCATTGTAACAAGTAGTTCAATGGTCATTGCGAGCACAAACCCTGCTATTTGTAAGGCTTATCCTAATCAAGATATTCTTGATTATTATCAATCAAATTCTTTAGAAACTTTACGAGCATTTGGCTTTGGTAAATACCAATATGTGCCTTATAGTAAAGTTATAGAGAATGATCCCACATATGTTCAGTGGTGTTTGAATAATATCCCAGATTTCTCCCTTTATTCATATGAAATGGAGGCTTTACAAGTTAAACTTGACAAGCTTAAACTTACCTTAAGATTCTTTAAATAAACAGTAGTATCCATTGTGAAATGTTTATCAACGTGTAGAATACACGTGGCTCTACTGGTGCATACTGTCAACGTTCTTAACACCGTATGATACTCTTCATAGGCGGTATGCACAATTTATATCACCGAATCATTGCAAGTGATAACGTGATTATAAGCTTGATAAACTTAATAGATTGCAGCTATTAAGTATAAACAAGCAGGCTGGCTGCAACTGCTGGGCTTAAATGGGACCTCATAACTAATTGTTATGAGATAACCCATGCCCGGGGTAGTGATGCCCTGAATTAACAGTCCTGATAGTTACTCGTCTTTAGCTTAGAGTAATATAGGAGAATCATGCTATCACATTATAGCTGTCGTGATAGTATGGACAGGGGAGTTCAAATCTCCCTACAGGACCTAGGTTAAGAAATAGCCTGGATAGGGCCCTTAACTCAGATGGTCAGAGTAGCGAGCTCATAACTCGAAGGTCACTGGTTCAAGTCCAGTAGGGCCCACTAAATTTAAGTTATTATGATACCATATCTCACTGGTTTAACTCTATTAGTAGTACAACTTATACTAGTAGTAACAATGAATGATAAATTGGAAGTACCTGATTGGGTTAAATTCTGTGCATTTATACCTATGATAGGGCTAATTGCAGAACTTGTAGCTATCATTTATCATAAGAAATAATCTCTTAGAGAGATGAAATATTCTATCATTTACTGGAAGATGTCCAGGACATCCAAAGGTCGGCAGTTAGCCCTCTGTCGTAGCGAAAAGGGCATGTATCGTAATCATAATGGTACAAATTACAAGCCATGAATGCCTGTGTAAAGACTAAATTAGTCTATTCCACAGTTAAGAAGAAGGCTATTGTACTGATGAATCTAAGCAAGTATCGTAAGGCTAAGAGACCTCGTATCAAAGCTGGTACGTATATCAAAGTCTTTGGTAAATTGATAGATGTATCAAACATGCCTTCTTCTTTGAAATATTAATAAATTGCTATCCAGATCTGTAGTACATTATCTTGCCACGTGCGAGCTCTAAGTACTTGCTCATAAGACATGCAACCTGGAGTCAGTGTAGATCACAATTCGTTAAGTTTATCAGCTCGGTATACTTCGTGAGATACCAGTGTCTGCGTCACCCCCTGAAATGCGACAGATAGAGTTAATGAGGCGCCGATGACCAAGTCAGGTGTAGCAATTTTTAATATTTTATCACACAATTTCAAACTTTTAATTACACAAATCATTATGCTTACTGTTATTCCTGGTGGTAAAACCACTGCCCAACTGAAGTTCAATCTCAATTCTGACCTCGAAGGTGTACGTTACAAGAAGCGTACGGTTATGAAACCTCATGTCATCAAGACTGAGGAAGGTATTCAGGTCCTGAGTATTCCCTCGCACGTCGAAGTGTTGGGAATTGATCCTGACAATCATGGATTCGAAAGACTCTCTTTCAATGCTACCTTCAAGGTAGGGAAGAAGAAAGTGGGATTCATGAGGTTCATGCAACTCATGGGCCAGAATAAGAAGGCTCGTAAAGCCTAAACTATTTCATTAACCTAATTAAGAATAACATTATGTCTAAAGCAAGAGGAGCAAGCGCTGCACGTCGTAGTCGTCGTGGCGCAGATATGATTAAAGTACGTCCTAGCAATGTAGGTCGGGGTAAGAGATTTTCTCGCCTTCAGTACGTATACGAGGACTATGACGTACTGGGAAATCCTGTAGTCAAGAATGGTAAAGCTACCATCGTGAAGACCATCCCTCACTTCAACGATCAGCACTATTAGTATATGACCATTGCTAAAGTAACTAAATACAAGGATTCTCCTGCCCTGAATATATTCGGGGTGGGAGACCTTGTACAAAAGATTAACACTGATGCAATAGTGTTAGTCACTCGTCCTACTAACAAGAAGGGTAAATTTGGAGGTGTAGTAATAGCTGTCGAGAACAACAGTAATGCTCTTATTGGGAGCTCTTGGAGGTTATTTTCCTCTCTGGACTATCAACCTTTCTATGGATCTGTAACACTTAAATCTACGAGAGATGAGCAGAGTAAGTATTAATCCTCATGATAAACCTAAGTTTAACATAGGAGATATTGTAACCAACAACTCAGCAGTTTTTATAGTTACAGATTACTTTGAAGGTACGGTTGACATAGATGAAGGTGAGTTTATAGGAGTAGTATTATACACCAAATGTCAGGACTATCAGATCGGAGACATTGAGGTATTAGAAAAAAGATCATTCTCTGCCTTTCATGGCACTATCACCATTAATTCTGATTTATAATGATTTGGATTGTTTTACTCCTTGCCCTGGTAGCAACATTTTGCTTCCTGGACAACTTGGTACAAACCTTAAACAACCCCAGGGATGTCTATGAACCTGGCTTAGGTACAACAGCAACCTATGAGAAGTACCAAAAGAAGAAGAAATCCCTCGCTCTGGATCGCATGTTATACATGTGGCTAGCAGCATTATTCTGGATGATATTTATATGCCTCTGGAATTAATAGCAATACTCTCTGTATTAATCATTCCGCTCATAATTTTATTAATCATGAAAGTGATTGATATAATTATCGAGTGGGTGATTATTACCGTTGCGAACTCAAGTATTATAAATACTTTATTTAGTAAGGATGAAAAATAACGTTAGTAATACTACTAATAGTAGTATTCAGCTGCTTAACGAATTCTTTCGTAAGCAGAAAGTTACGTATACAAGGGCAGAAGCTTCTGAGAAATTGGGGAGATTCTTGACCTTCAGAGAGCTTCAGACTCTTCATAAAAACCATGCTATCAGTGATGCTGAACTTGGTCTTTATATGGATCTGAAAGGAAGTAGTATTATTACAGAGTTTCAACTTGATGCTCTGAAGCAGTTCCACACCAAATTCAAGTAAATCTTATGGAAGATACTCTTAAAAGTCTCCTTAAGAAATGCCCTGTGCTGTATCCCAGTCCTAGGGATGGTGAAGGAGATGTTTTGGTAGCACAAGCTCCTCAAGATTATGAATATGCAGTAGGTGTAACCTTGGATCTTATCCCTGAAGATAACCGATGGGTTGCATCTTACAGTGACTTTATCGAGTCCAGTCCTGAGGCTAAACCCGAAGACGCCGTGCGTACCCTCGTTGATATGTTGAGAGAACGAGGTCTCGCATAAATATCCGGGGATGAGTAGTTTAAAGGACATGTAGCCTCCAAACCTACGTGTATTGAATAAAACACTGACTAGCAGATTAATTTTGTTTAACCGTATATTACGAGGTCAGAAGTTGTACATTTGAATGGTACCTCATCCCCACTATGGGAACTTAACTCAGATGGTCAGAGTACTTGACTGATATTCAAGAAGTCCCAGGTTCGAGTCCTGGAGTTCCTACTGGGAGAAGTGGAAGCTTGATAGTTATTATTAACAATTAAACTTTCACTATTATGAACAAAATTACTGATGAGCTTGAGAGATTAATTGGAGAGACTATAAGGCTCCAAGAAGAATGTCAAGCTGTGATTGATGAAGCTAAACAATTATTAGTATCCTACTACTGTAATTGTAACCATCCTAAGACTGAGGGATGAAAAACTTGGTGAGTATAAACCCGTAGGTTTATTACCTAACAATGGTAAAGAGTTCCTATGTACTGTTAAATAAAACTCTGAGATAATTGTCAGCTTGTAACTGGGGATATAACAGTCTTATATCCTAAAGCACAACACTTCCTTTCTTTGGGTAGGGGTTAAAATCCCTACCCTTTCTTTGTAAAATCTATATTATTATGATATTAGAAGTTGGTGATATTGTAAATCTCCTTCCCAATGAAGGGGATTGCTGGGTAAGGGTAGAAGAAGGACATCAAGAGTTTAGTTGTAGGGGTGTAAATGATCCTGCAGCTGACATGTGTATCTTTAAAGGTATTGGACATTGTAAATGCTCACCTCAGTATCGTAAGATTGTTGGAGAATGTAGAAAGTCTCTTGAAACACGTCCCTATAGAGTATTTATTAAGACTGTAGCTCCTGTTAAAGCACAAAATATAGGTACTTTTAAATGTAAGAAAATCCCCAATTGTGCAACTACTGTAGGAAAGAATTATGTGCTAGAATCGATAGAAACATCAAAGTTTTTGAGATATAAAGATGACCTGAAGGAATATTCTTATATCTTAAAAGATGAGTATTCTATGTATTTTAGTGCTATCTAAAAGTACAGGCTCCTGTAGTTAAAGGGAAATAACCGGGGATTTCTAATCCTCCATTACAGGTTCGAGTCCTGTCAGGAGTACAAAAACTTTACTATTATGACTAGTGAATTTACAATTAAGTATGAAGATTTCTCAAGGAAATCTTTCAATGAATCCTGGGTCTTTAAGTACATTCTTGAAAGTGTTAGAAATGATATTATTACTACTCTCAAAAGACTTAAGCCTAGTCCTAAAGCTGAGATAAATATAGCTCTTTGGGTTCATTCAAGTAGGCTAGAATCAATTAGAGTTCTTGTGAATTGGGTACCTGTAATGTTTATAACAGGATCTCTTACACATTTTACTCTAAGAAGTAGTCCTGAATGGAATGAGCTAGATGCTGAAGACATATGGGATGATGGACCAGACTGGAATTATTAGTAGTATATTATGAGAAGAATTAATTAAGATACGGGCCGGGATGGTGGAATGGAAGACACCTCAGATTTAAATCCTGATGGCCAGTAATGACCGTGTGGGTTCGAGTCCCACTCCCGGTACAGCGGTTATTTGATTACGCAACTAGGACAATAACAGCTTATGCACGAATGCGTCGTGACGATAGGCAGGTGATAGTGATTAAGACTACCGTAGGAAATGACGGGGCAGATTGTAAAGTTCTATCCAGATACTTACCTCCAGCAGTGGCTAAAAGAGTATCATTTTTATTAAGAATCAATTCTTTAACTTATATAAGTTATGAAAATTTATCAAAAGACCAAATTCCACCAGAGTGGAAATGTAGTAGTCTGTGTCATGACTGCTAGAGTAAAAGCTATGGGATTGAACTACAGTGCAGGTACTGTACGTGGTATTGCACGATGTGCTCCTGAAGATCAGTTTGACCTTAAGAAAGGCCAGATGATTGCAGAGTCAAAGGCTACTCAGAAGATGTACAATCGCATTGGTTCGAACATGAACAAAGCTCTCAAGGCTACTGTTCAGGATCTCGACGAAATCAAAGGTGAACTTGCAAAACTTGCAAGCATGAAAGACATCGAAGAGCGTCATTTCGAAGAGATTTGTCATTAATAAGACCTATTAATATTAAACTCCTAGGGCACGAGTATAAACTACCCTGCCGGCGGGTGTGGTGGAATGGAAGACACGCTAGACTTAGGATCTAGTGGAGCAATCCGTGGAGGTTCGAGTCCTCTCACCCGCACATTTCTCAATCAATAATTTTGCTATGAAGAAAGATAATGTAAAAACATTTTACACTTGTGTAATTGAGAGTGAGTATCTTAGAAAAACGTACTATGAGTTATTATCAGATTTAGGATACACTCCTACTCCAGGTATAAAATATAATACTATCCCAGGTATATCTATTGGTCATGACTTCTTTTGCAATAATTTTATAAATGGAGCCTACATTGTTGAAGATCCTCGGGACTTTCTTGAAATTGCAATAAAACATAGTGTATTCTATCACCTATAAAATAAAGTATATGCCACTATATCTAAGATTATTTATACTCTGGGTAATACTCTGGGTAATACTCTGGGGTATACCTTACCTCATCGCCAAAGTTCAATGGAAACTCTATAAAGCTGATAATGGAGGCTTGAACTATAAATATTGGAGTCAGGATAATGGATGGTGGATAACATCCCACCTCTTTTTCATGACAGGAATTATTATCCTATCCTTAACAGGATTCTTTGTATTCCTCCTATGGTTCTTTCCTGAGTTAAATAACCTTGGATTATGATACACACTTAATTACCCACTTTCGAAGATACTTCTTACTCGCTTACTACACGAACGTAGATGACTTTAGCTCTGATTGTGTACAAATCAACTAAGGAAGAAGCTGCTTAGTACTGGAACAGGAGTAAAGTCTGATTCCACAGATGTTAAGTATTGTAGATTATATCAGAGAGAGAGTTACTTCTATTATAGATTTCAGGTCTTGAGATATACCAGTTGGAAAATGCTGGAGTGGGTAATTTTTAACTAACAATATTGAACTACATATGAGCAAATTATACGACGCACTTCAAGATCAGTTAAAGACTGAGCATAAGAAGGAAGCTGAAGATTGTATTAAAATATACAATGCACTGAAAGCTATAAGTAGAGAAAAATATGGTGAGGAACATGTATGGTCTTCAGACTGGAATGTCCTAACCACTACTATGCTTGTTGGGAATTTCCCTAATATAAAAAAGATGTACAAACCGAGTCATATAGGAAGAGTATTTCTTAAAGGAATAACTTATGAAAATCAGGTTTAACAACAAGAAGAAATACTGGTATAAACCAGGGAGAGGTTAACTAAAAGCAGTCGAATTTGCTTTACAGGCTTTCAGACTTAAGTAAAAGACCAAGTGAAATTCCTCGGTGTAATTTCAGTAATGAGTTCTGTATCTCTCACTTTAATAAAAAGAGAATCGGGGTTCTTGAAGCCCTGCGTAGAGGAATACTTGCCCAAATCGAGAGCCAGTTCATCTCCTCAATGACTTGGTAAGAGAGGAGATTTTTACATCCCTACACTTTCTCGTGTAGTGCAGACTATAGGAGTTTGATCGCTCCTATAGTCACCGATAGCTTCAGAGGCTTAAGTTATACTAAGTAAATCTTGCCTGAATCTAATAAGCTGGAGTACGAGCCTATTCAATGACTTAGTAAAGAGAATAGGATTTTTATATTATATATGGAAGAAATTAAAGAGTATCAAATATTAGGAATAGGATTTTTAGTAATAGCTATTATCGCAGGAACACTCCTACTTCTAATGTAGTTTTTATTTTAGGGCCTATAGTTAAAAGGTTTATATTGTATTCTTAAAACAAAATGAAATGGGATATTTATTTTGGATAGTTATAGTCCTATCAGTGATGTGGACTGCAAGTATGAGTGATAATAGAGATCTTTCTGAGAAGATTCTTATATCTATAGTATATGTTAGTATGCTTATAGCCCTGGTAGGTCTTATTCACAGCAATCTGATATGTGATATGCACATGAGAGCCTATGAGGAAGGGAAGCTTGAGAAAGTATATACTATAAAAGGCTCCGACACAACTTATAGATGGATCTATCGTGAGAAGAATTAGTTTTGAAACAGCTAAATTAGCTGCTGAGAAAGGATATGATGAAGACTGTGATTATATTTATGATATTCATGGAAATATTATATATATAGACAACTATGTTTTGGGTATTATTCCTGAATATTGTTGTCCAGCTCCTTATCAAGAAGAGCTTCAAGAGTGGCTGAGAGAGGAGAAAGGAATTCACATCTGCATTGATGTCCCCTATGTGGATAAGAAGGCAGACCCTTATCCTGGATACTCCTACCAACTCTACTATACGAGTAGAGGAACAGCACTGTACTGTCAGAGAAAGGATAATCAACGATCTTCCTATGAAGAAACTTTGGAGATTGCCTTAACAGATGCACTAAATAAAATATAATCCTGTATTCCTGGTTAGAGTCCTGACTTAACCGCAAAATTTACATAATTACGTCTTTTAATTATAGTGATATGGTAAACTACGTTCAAACTATTTTAGTTCAACTACCTGGGGGTATGGTAGTGAACAAAAGGATGTATTCCTATATTGAAAACTTCCTAGCTTTAAATTCAAATTATTCTATCAAAGATCTCCTCGGATTGAAGGGAAGACATTTTGAAATATTCGAAGTAGAATTGAAGGATTTGAGTATGGAACAGTTTAAAAAACTTTTCTGTACAATTATCAAGCTAGATGGAATTACTAATGACAACTTTAAATCTGTCAAAGATGATGTCTATCTTAATAATACTAATTACAGCCATAGGTGTTAATATCTTGCTGTATACATGTAATTGTAATTCAATATTCTACTATATCTTCTATCATAAAAAATATCTTATATGGAAGGAGGTATATACGCATGCAGAGGAATGTGTGTATGATTCAGAGAGTAGTTACAGCCCCTCAATAACATTTTATTGCAGGGGTCGCAGAGTGATTTTATGGCTGGACAATAATACAGCCTCTATTCACGAAGAAGATGGAAGCTGTTTATTCAGTGAATTTGACAAGCGTCGATCTGAAAAGCTCTTCAAGAAGGTGTTAGCTGAAACTGGGTACCAAATAAAATAATATAGTCATGGGATACTTAATCTTTCTTGTTCTTTTCCCCCTGATAATCTACATTGTATTTGTAGTATCCTCGTTTAAGGACTGGGGTGACAGGATTCTTTTCATTTTCCTCTTTCTTATCACTCTGTTCCTGATGATGATAGGTATAGCTTTCTACTCTTGCTCTGACTATGTGGCAAATCCGATAATTCGGGATTATGAGGCTGGAAACTATCAGAAAGAGGTAATTATAAGTCAACAGGATACTATTTTCAAAAGGTGGGTATACAAATGAAACGAATACTTTATCTGATCATTCTTAAGTGGTGTAGCTATCTCGCAATGCCCCTCCCTAAGTGGATAAGAGGAAAAATTTATAGTGCAGCTATAGAAAAGTTCACAACTGGTCCTGCGTATAGAAGGGCCACATACATGTGTCCTACTTTAAGGGAAGCTTGGGATGAGGTCTTTGGGTTCTACCCTGATAAGCTCGATGATACTCTTCTTCCTGAATGGGGAAGGGAAAAGTTTATTGAGTTTGTAGAGAAAAAAGACCCCCATTATACTGATGATTCTTTAGTGGTTGAGGCACTTTATAGAGGAAGTGTTTGGCTTCCTATCAGTAAGAGGGGAATAGCCCTTAGAATAGCCTTCCTTAAACACATGCTCTATCTCTCTAAAATCTCTGTTCGAATCTTGGTGGAAGTACAATCTTAAAATCTAAAAACGATGAAAAGAAAAAGAATTACTGTAACCAAGCTTACAGGCTCTACGAAGACTAAAATCTTTCAGACTTGTTTACTCCTCCACAGGCAGGAGAAAACAGAAATACTTCCTATTATAGGTACATTATGGTTATGTGGAGTTATATAGTATGGCAAAGGAGTATACAGATCTATGTGCTTTTAAGAGGTTCTTAAGAAGCAAAGATTATCTCTCAGCTTACAAGAGTGAGTTAAGGAAGAGGCACAAGCATATGAAGAATCCCTGGAATAAGATTGTAAGATATGCAAGTCTTCGCCATTCTACAGGATTATGGAATATCATCAACACGAGTCTTACATGGATGAGAGTTCATGAGATCCCTGACCCTGCAGCTTTATCAGATGCTTGGGATCACTACTGGGTTAAAGTATGTGGTCCTAAATATCTCAAAAAACCTAAGGGAGCTGGTATGCCTAACTATGTAAAAGAAGCAATTGCTAAAGCTCAACATCGCTAAATATGTTAGATCCGGATCATTACATTATTGCTACCTTTATAGGTAAGAATAATAACCGCTTTAAAGTAGGTACTCAGTATTTACTTAGAGTAGAATTTCGAGGAGTAGGAATATATCCTATAAACGTAGTCTTTGATTATGCTCAACACTATACATCTGTTCCTTACAGACATATTTTAGACTTTCTAAAAGATTGGACCGAAATCTTTACTGTTGTAGATCCTAAACTTGTAGATAAGTCTAAACACGTTCTTTATGAGGATTCTAGTGAAAATGAACTTCCTTTTAAGTTCGATGACACTGAAGATGTAAGTGAATATGAAGCTATTAAGAGAGAGGTTAAACCTCCAGTAAAAATGGGGCGAATATCTACTGAACTTATGAGAATACCTAAGCCTGTAGTATTCTCTAATGGTTCATGGGTATGCCCTAACTGCAAACACGTTAACCGTGATGCTGCTTCAGTCAGGTGTGAAGTATGTAAAGGCGGAAGAATTTCCTTCAGTCACGACGACGATGAGTAGAGTATTCTTTGCAGCAGATATGCACTTCGGTCATGAGAGACTAGCTATTAATAGAAGAGGTATGACTATTAAAGAACATGATGAGCTTATCATTCATAATTGGAACTCTGTAGTTTCTAAGAATGATACAGTCATTATGGTTGGAGATGTTACCTTCGAAGCACCTGAACTTATTCCTATGTATCTCTCAAAGCTACGTGGTAATAAGAAGTTAATAGCTGGTAATCATGACAACATAGCATGCTGTGATCTCATGCGCAGCTTAGGAATTCCTGTAATGGGGTGTTTGAAATACAAAGGATTCTTTGTAACTCACATTCCCATCCACCCTCTCGAATTTGATTTTAGTCCTAAGATTAGAGGTAACATTCATGGTCATATTCATGACAGGATTATCAACGATCCCAGATATTTCAATGTAGCTATGGACAGAATCAACTTTATACCTATCCTCTTTGAGGATATTGAAACTATGATAATGATTTCAAAAGCAAATATTATATGAGTGAAATTTACTGGATCTCTCGATTAGACTACATTTGTAATCTATTCATTGCGCTCTCCATAATCTTTGGAGCAATAGTAGTTGTAGGAGGATTTATTCTTACAATTGTGAATAAGTCAGAGGAGGACTATCCTACTATTCTCAAGATAGTAAAGAAGTCACTTCTGATATTTAGCTGCTCTATACTTGTAACTATATTTCTTCCTAATACAAAGCAAGCCTACATGATTTGGGGACTTGGAGGAACTATAGATTATATCAAGAATAACGAAACTATTCAAAAACTGCCTGATAAAACTGTCCAATGTTTGGATAAGTTTATCGATGAATACCTCAACGAAGAAGATTCAACTCACAATCGATAGCTATGAGCCTCGTAGGTAAAATCTTTAAGCTCCCTGCAAATCGTCAGAGAGCTCATGATGAGTACTTTAAAGTAGAACGTGAGAACTTTGGCATTCTCGTATGCACAATGCTAGTTCCTGACAGACCTCATCACAAGATAACTAATCTTGTGTGTGATCCTTCAGAACTTCAGAATGCAGAAGAAATCACTACTAAGGAGTACTTAGAAGCTATGGAGAAGACTGCATAGTTAGGATGCGGTGTGGTGTAACGGTAACACACATCACTTTGGATGATGTATTTCAGGTTCGAATCCTGACATCGCAACAATTATTAACCAATAACACTATTATTATGAAGCGTAAAAAATGGGATGAAAAGCGTTGCATTGAGATTATTAAAGTAGTTAGCCAATTTCCTGATAATCTCAGAGCAGGTTTCGAAGAGTGTGCTAAGAAGTTTGGAGGATCTGCTCACTATTACAAAGTAGCCTGGTATCATCCTCGCTCTAAACTCTGTAAATTCAGAAAAAATTCCAACAGCCTAATTTGTGCGTCTCTTTCAATGGCAAGTGTAAACTACAAAAATTCTCCTCGGGTTAACGGAAAGTTTCGACCTGAGAGAGCTGAACGAGTAGTGTCCGCTACAGCAGAATTCTTTAAAGGATGGTGGGCCAATTGTACTAGAATCTTTGAGTAATGATACCTAAAAAGATTATGGTCGATCTCACGGAGTTCGAACTAACACTTCTAATCTGGAGTTTAGAAGAATCTGGATACGCATTTAGTGATAATGCAGATGCCCTTCAGGCTAAACTAAGAGTGTTACGAGGACAGCTGCAGAAAGTTCCTAATCTTGAAGAATAGCCACTATGAGTACTACTAAAGATGAAGAAGTTCTCGGTGAACGTAAAATCGGGGAATTCTTCAAATGCCTTGTTAGAGGTCAGACTAAGACTGTAGTAACATATCCCCTATCTAATCCTAAAGATGGCTGTAAAGGCTGTGTATTCTATGGGATAGATAAAGTTACCTGCATGCCTCAAAATGCGGTTCTTGGGCCTTGTGATGCCACAGCGCGAGAGGACCATAAAGATGTTATCTTCAAAGAAATAATTCCTAATCAATTCGAGTTGATGAGGACTATTATTTGTAGATTAGCCCTCGATTGGGTGAGGCATAGGGTAGGCAGAGGAAAATTTTATCAGGGAGTTTATATTGTAACCAAAAATCTCTACCCTGCAGAGATGGCTATAATAAGAAATTCCGATGCTAATATCCTTAAGAATAAGGATGATTTAACACCTTTTTGGAAAAAACTTAAAGAATTAATTTCAAAGCGTATGAAACCTATTACTGTTCGAGACATGATCGAGTATTTGGGAACCCTGCCCCCGGATTATGAACTCCATTGCTTCAATGATGGAGAGCCTATTAGAGTTAAAGACTCTACTACTAATCACACCGAGAAGCTCGTAGACTTGCAGTTCGAATAGGTTAGGGATGCTAGTGTAGCTCAACGGTAGAGCAGCTGTTTTGTAAGCAGCAGGTTGGGGGTTCGAATCCCTTCACTAGCTCAAACACCCGTATGATGAATATAGTACCTAAGATTGTAGGAGTACTCCTACTTTGTGGGCTGACAATGAAGCCTGCAAATGTTCTCAACAAAGGTAGTACTAATGAGTATGAAGATACCTTAGTACACAGGTTTGAGATGCCACTAAAGCCTACAGTAAATGCTGTGAGAAAGGCTTGTCAATACTATGATCTTTTGCATCCTGAGATTGTAGTAGCCCAATCAGTATTAGAAACTGGTTATTATAGTTCTAAAGTCTGCAAGGATTACAACAATATACTTGGACTTTATGATTCTTACAATAAAGACTATTACAAGTTTGACAATTGGTGGGAATCGGTTAAAAACTATAAGACTATGGTTCAATATAAGTTGGGCAAAGATTCATGTACAGTAGAAGAATATTATACCTTCCTTAGAGAGTTGCCATATGCTATGGACCCTCACTATATTACGAAGGTAAAGATAATTATTCAAAGGCATGAAAAGGATACATTGTAATTTTACATTTATGAGATGGTTAATACATTACTTTCGTCAGATGTTCTGTAATCATCGGTTTGAAAAAGTTCAGACTGTGGAGTATAAGAACGAAGATGGCTTTATAGTCGCTGAGCATGATAATTATATCTGCAAAAAGTGCTTGTATGTTCGTCATGTAAATATAAAGTAATGGTTCCATTAATTATCTTCTTGAGTATTGCTACTCTATGGGGTATTGGGGCTATTCAAGCACTTAGTGATAGAGATCCTTCATTGAGAAAACTCAATAAATGGTTTCGCAAAGCCCCCAATTATCACCGAGAGATAGCTACTGGTATTTATAGAGGTAAATATAGTTCTTCGAATGATTATGAAGAGTTTCGTTATGTTACTGACATTAAGTGGCAAACAATGAGTTACCACAGGAAGTTAGATGCATATGAATATACTATGAATAAACTTCGTAAATATCAGTCTTCTACAAGTCGTAGGGATTACTATGGCTCATACGGTAGTGAATAATTGCTAATGAATAAATTAAAAGCTACTTTAGCAGATTTCCAGGGAGATTTGCTAACCCCCCTCAACTATCAGACGTATAATACGTCACGCATTGAGGTAGTACCCCCCGAAGGGTATATGTACATTGTGGTCCGCGTGACTGAAAGCTCTGTACAAATTCCTGCTATTAAGTTCGAGATCCTTAAGGAAGAGCTTGAACATTATATCAGGGAGAAAAATTCTGATACCCCGCTGGTATTATTCCTGTCGAGGTTCATTCAAAGTAATCCTAATCTTCTTAAAAAATGTAGACTACATAGGCTAGGCTATGATGCTTCTAAATATAAGCGTCAACAGCCTATTACTAGTAGTAACAAAGCTGAGCGTAAACGAGAGGAAGCGTTTGTAATCAGTGTATTGAAGAAGAAGAGAGATTGGAAGCACTTGAAAGAGTATTTCGATCAGTTGAAGGAGCAGAGAATGAAATTTAGAAGGAAATAATTATGCAAGTTATTGTTACAGTAAATTTACCCGTAGCATTTACTAAGGGTAAAGCGGGGAAGTCATGTTATCGCAAAACTGTAGTTGGCGATGATGTGCTGCAGTATCAAATGAGTAGAGGTTCTGATGATCGTCCTGCATGGATCTATGACCCGAAAGTTTGGAAGAAAATGACTCCTAATGATAAGTTAAGGGCTTTCGTGGAGACCTTTAATCTTGGATGGGGAGTAAGTTATGAATGTGTTGAGTGACACGAGATGAACTTCAACAACAAGTTGCTGGGTGGATAGAAGAGTGCAATCGTATTATGCTTGCATGGCCTACATCTGTAGGCAAGTCTAGAGGTTTCATAGCCATACAAAGTAGATTAGGTACTCCTAAAACTTATATAGTAGTCAGTGAAAAGGCTCATATTGAGAATTGGGAGGAAGAGTATCGAAAATGTGGTCGTGAAGATCTTTTAGCTAATACGATAATATTCTGCTATGCTTCTCTCAAAAATTACGTGGATACTGAAGTAGATTTACTAGGTCTTGATGAAGTCCATCACAGTTCTGAGCTGCGAATAAGCTTCTTAAAGACTATTAAGGCTTCGAAAATAGTAGCCATGTCTGCAACGACAAATTTCGATGTGTCATATACTCTGAAAGCAGCGTTTGGAGCCTTCAAAGAAAGTGCTATACCACTAACGTTTGCTATAGAACAAGGGTGGATTCAAAAGCCTCAGATAGTTCTTGTACCATTAACTCTTAGAGATGATGAAAGGACTGAGGTATACACCTATAACCGCAAGCCTATTAAAAAGAGTATTACTTGTGATTATCCTGATAGATTTAGGTTTATAAAGCAGCCTAATACTGAGCTAAATGTCCGATGTACGGAGTTAGAAAAATACTCCATACATGAGGAGAGGGTGAAGTATTTCTCAAAGTTGTTCTTAGAAGATCCTTCTAATAAGACAACTTCATTTATGCTTAAAAGAGCTGGTCTTGAAAGGAAGAATTACTTGTCATCTCTAAAGACTATGTATATCAAAGACTTTCTATCTCATAAAGAGCTAGAGGGTAAGAGATACATATGTTTTTGCGGTAGTATTGAACAAGCAGAGGCACTGAGTAAGAACGTTATTCACTCTAAAATTAGTCATCCTGAGAGAGTCTTAGCCGATTTCAAAGAAGGCAAAATCAATGAGTTATTTGCAATAAGTATGCTTAAGGAAGGTGTGAACATTCCTAATATACATGCTTGTATTATAACTCAATTGGATAGTAAAGAGAGAGACTTTGTTCAGAAGGCTGGTAGAGCATTACGTAACCCAGATGATCCAATGGTGTTCGTATTCTTCTTCAGAGATACACGAGACGAAGAGTATTTGAAAGTTGCATTAAAGAATTTAGATGATAAGTACATTCAATGGATATAATTCTTAAGGAGAAAGCCTATGAGAAATTGGGATTATCCTTTAATCAGACCTGCTACTTATTATCTCTAAGGAACAGAATTACTAAGGATGAGTTTCAAGAACTCCTTAATGAGCGTCATATCTTTATCAGGGACAACATGATCCAACTTAATGGTAAAGGTTATAATGCTATTACTGAGGTACTAAGACTCTCAACAATCGTAACTACTAATGAGGATGATGTTAAAGCTTTAGCACAAGCTATGGCTGAGATATTTCCCTCTGGTAAGAAGATAGGTACTAATAAGTACTGGAGAGGTAATTCTGCTCTTGTAGTAAAGAAACTAAATGGTTTCTTGAAGAGATATGGTATGTTTCCATCGGAAACTATCTTAAAGGCTACTGATGCCTATGTCAAAAGTTTTGGAATTGATACATCACTGATGAGAATACTGCCATATTTCATTGAGAAAGATGGTGAATCAGATCTGTTAACATCTATCGAGAATATCGAGGAGGGCGATGATGGATCTGCATTTGCTGAAAACCTTCTTTGATGAGTATATTTGACAGAGTATTTCAAGACTTAGTACAACGTAAAAAAAGAATCTCTGAAGGACTTTTAAACTGTATACCATCACCATTTCCTAGATTTAGAGAAGTATTTCCTGGTATAGAACAAGGGAAATTTTTACTTTTTTCAGCAAATAGCAAAATTGGCAAAACCCAAATTGCCGATGACATGTGCCTTTATGAGCCATTATTCTATGCTATAGAACATGATAATGTTCATATACGCTGGCACTATTTCAGCTGGGAGATGCCTGCAGAGCAAAAGTATAGACAATTTATTTGTCATCTCTTATATAGGTTATCTAATGGTAATGTGCGTATAGATACTAAACAATTACGTTCCGTAGATGCTAACAAACCACTATCGGACGATGTTTTACAATTATTACAAGAGGAGGAATATCAGAGATATATCCGATATTTTGAGGAACATGTAACAATCATTGATGATATTAGAAATCCTACAGGAGTAAAAATATACCTTGAAGAATATGCTGAGAAAAATGGCAAACTCCATTTTACAACAAAGACTTTTTACGATAAGCAAGGTACAGAAAAATTCTCACGTAAGATTTTTGATTATTATGAGCCCGATGATCCGGAGCTTTATAATATAGTAATCTTTGATCATATCTCTCTTATTTCATTGGAAAGAGGTCTAAATCTTAGAGATACTATAGAAATGTTCTCTAACAAGTATCTTGTATATTTACGAAACAGATTTAATTATACTTTCGTAGTTATTCAACAGCAAGCCGCTGCACAAGAATCCAATGAAAATTTTAAATTGGATAAACTAAGGCCTACAGCTGATGGATTAGGTGATTGTAAAACAACCTTTAGAGATGCAGACTTATTCTTTGGGTTATATTCACCCTATAGATATAAGATCTCGGAGTATTTAGGTTATGACATCAAAATGTTCAAGGATAACATCCGATTCCTTGAGCTTATTGGTGGTCGAGAGGGTGGAGGCGGCAATGTCTGCCCCCTATATTTTGATGGTGCAGTAAACTTTTTCAAAGAACTTCCTAGTCCTTCGGATGAGAGAGGTATAGCGAAAGTTTATTCACTGTTAAGATCCCTCAGAGGTGTGGGAACTATAGCTGCAACAATGCTAAGTTCTAAACGTTCCAAAATTAATTTTAATGGCAAAAGTAGTTGGTATCTTCGGATTTTCAGGAGATGGTAAGACAACAAGTACCATTATTAATCCTGATGGCAGTATAGATCTGTCACCTGAAGGTTACAAAGGCATCGACCCTAAGAGTCATGGTATTCTTAATGTCGATATGAAATCTCTCCCCTTCCCTGCAACACTTACTAAACAATGGTGTAGCGAGAATAAGAACTATAGAGAGACCTGTGATATAGATATGATTATCAGGACTCTTAAAGCATGGGCACAAGACCCCAATATCAAGTCTTGTAGTGTTGACACTATTAACAGTTACATCACCTACAAGGAGATGTTAGAGCGTCGTAAGATGACCTTCGACCAGTGGAAAGATATGGCTATTGATGTAGTTGATCTTATCAATACAGCGAATGTTATTCTACGAGAAGATCAAATCTGTTATATCTTCGGTCATGTGGAGATGATTACTGATGTGGACGGCAATGACAGAAAGGTTCTGGCGACTTCTGGTAAGAAGCTGAAGAAAGTCTTCCCTGAATCAATGTTCCCAATAGTATTATTTACTAGAGTAGAACCTGGTCTTGAAGGTGAGAATAAGTATTATTTCGAAACTAAGGCCAATCATAGCTCTGGTAAAACTCCACTGGGGATGTTTAAGGATTTCTTAATCCCCAACTCCCTAAAGCTAGTGGATCAAACGATCCGTGAATATTATGATATGAAGTAGTATGGTCAACATTCAGAAAATGCTTGAAAACTCTAAGAAACCTTATCTTACAAAGTTAGGGTTGCTGGAGAAGAAAAAGGCTGCATTCCTTGCAAAGATTGATTCTGAAGCACGTGAAATTACAGCTAAGCTCGAATCTATAGATAGCGCAATCGAGGCTTTGAACGGCCCTATAGCTCCTAAGATCGAGGAAGCTCCTATGGAGCAAAATGTGGATCTGGAAATAGATCCTTTCGAAATTAAAGTAGATAACAATGAATAAGAAGAATCTTGTATTAATGGCTATTGCTGCAGGTAAACCTGTTGCTAACGGAAATTCATTCCCTGTGTACACCGGTGTTATGCCGATGAAAGTTGTTGCTGTCAACCCTACTAAGAAGGAGTTAGAAGCACTCTATGGTCGTGCTTTTGACAAAGAACCTGAGTACCTGAGAATTGATCCCAAGACAGGTGTTAAAAGCATGCGTGTAGACTTCATTTGTAAGACTGAGTCTGAGAAGTGTAATGGCGTGGATATGCTTACTCGTATTAGCATGTGGGTAAATGACGCTATTCAGTATAATGCTGATAAAAGTAAGGTTAAAGTAATTAATCCTTATGGTCAAACTACATGGCTCACGAAAGATGAGTTTAAGGAGAAGCGTCTCCCTGATAATATCCCTGCCTCACTCTTCCTCATGGAAGATCCTCGCCCTTGTCTTATCGGTGAGGAACGTCTTATGAAGTTTGTGCAAGCCTCAGTGAATATTCCTCGTGTAGTTGCAGACTTTGCAACAGGAGAGCTCATTAAGGACAAGGCAAGTGCTAACTGTCGCTTTGATACTCTCAAAGACATGATTAGCAAAGGCAACTTCACTGAATTGAAGAGTATTATCCCTGCGATGAAACTCTTTAAGATGGGTGCTGGTGCCAGAACTACCGATGATAATCGTACATATCAGGATTGGTTCCTGGATTATCCCATGAAGGGAGGCGTGAATGATATGAAATATTACGATGCTGCACTTAAGAAGGCTAAAGCTAATGGTGCGTATGCAAATACGAACTTTGGTAATATGCCCTATGAGGTGAAAGAGTATGTAGCTCAACCTACAGATCTCAAAGCTATAGCTTCGGATATTCCTGGAGCTATTGGTATTGCAGATGATGTAGATGCTGACTGGTAATGGCTGTAGCACGAGGTAAAGTAGTTGATGTTAAGGAGGAAGTCTTATCAAAGGTTTCTGAAGAAGACATAATGTATTTTTATCTCGGAATAGTGCACTTACCTACTGTAATCTGTAGTCCCCTTAGGAAGGATACAAATCCTTCCCTGGGACTACATTACAATAAGAATGGGCACATTTGCTTCAAAGACTTTGCTACTGGTGAATCAGGGTCACTCTATTATCTCCTTATGAAGATGTATAACATCTCCTATAAAGAGCTCTTTGAAAATATTTTAGCTAATCTCACAGATTCTGCTAAACCAGTAACACATGTATTACCAGTAATCCCAAACTCAACTCATCGGAAATCCTCAAGGAAAAGCCCTGTTGTGGATATTCAAGTAGCTATTAGACCTTGGAGATCTTGGGATAGGGAATATTGGAGTTCCTATGGAATAACCAAGAAATTCCTTGAGTTAGGAAAAGTCTTCCCCATAAGTCATGTATTCCTTATAAAGGAAGATGAGACTTGTGTGACCATACCTGCAGATAAGTATGCCTATGTATATGTTGAAGAGAAGGATAATAAGATCTCCCTTAAGATCTATCAACCTTTCAGCAAGACATATAAGTGGATTAACAAACATACTGCTGATGTATGGGATTTATGGCAACAGTTACCGCTAACAGGAGATAATCTGATTATTACAAGTTCAAGAAAGGATGCACTATGTATATGGTGTAATACAGGAATCCCTGCCTGTAGTCTTCAAGCGGAATCATATCTTCCTAAAGAAAGTGTTATTAATGAGTTGAAGAGTAGGTTTAAGCGTATCTTCATACTCTATGATAATGATTTTGGAAAACCTGTAAATCATGGCAGGGAGTATGGTAAAACTTTAGCCAATGCCTTTGGTCTACCCCAAATAGAGTTGCCTGAGAGATTAGGAGCTAAAGACAGCTCAGATCTTTATCAGCGACATGGTAGAGAAGTTCTTAGGGACACTATATTTAAGTTAATTAAGTATGAACAAGATCAAACTTGCCCATTTTGATAATCCGAAATGGACATATAACCAACTTTGTGAGTACGCCCAGAAGTATAGGGAAGCTCTTAAATGCAAGATGAAGGATGCCTCATCTAAGCATGACTGGAGTACAGCCCTTGCTACTGCTAATGAATATAAGAAGTTAATGAGGTATAATTCTATACCTCGATATATTCTTATTCAAAGACTTACAGAAGTACAAACCTTTATTTATAAATAACAGATTTATGTAGGTACTATTCTTATGTATTACTTAAAAATTCGTTCTAAAAATCACACTGCGAATGGTCTTCGTAGAGTGGTAAGAAGTCCTAAGAGAGCCGTATTACGACTCGGAAGTACAACTCCTTTAAGGGATATTTATCCTCACCTTCGTGATACGTCACAGGTAGTAGAAATCAACACTATTGAAGCTTGTAAAGTTTCGGGTAATAAAACCCTTATGAAAGAAGCTTTCGATCGGGCTGAAGTAGTCTCCGCAGAGTGGGCTCCGGTAAGTGCCGAATGGGATAAATTCCCAGCTATTATCAAGCATAACCACTCTAGTAAAGGGAATGGTATCTACTTTGTAGAAAATGCTGAGGCATTACAGGATTGGCTAAGGACCCATAACGCAGCTAATCATGTAATCGAGAGATACTACACGTATAATCGTGAGTATCGACTTCATGTAACTAAAGATGGGTATTTTTATACCTGCCGAAAGATGCTTCGTAAAGATGCTGAAGAACGTTGGCATCGTCACGATAACAACAGTGTCTGGATTGTAGAAGAGAATCCTATGTTCGATAAGCCCACTAACTGGGATGCTATAGTTGAAGAGTGTGTAAAAGCCCTGAATGCTGTAGGTCTCGATTTAGCAGCCATCGACGTTAAGGTTCAGTCTGCAAAGGAAGGACGTGATCCTAAATTTATTATCTTAGAGACGAATAGTGCTCCATCTCTGGGAGAAAGAACTACTGAAGAGTACATTAACAAGTTGAATCAGATTGTCAATGAATAACACGATGATTACCAATCTCACTCTCTTGTGCGAAGCAGAGATTGAAGTACAAACTCAATTGGACGACTCTGAAGAATGTCCTATCTTCAAGTATAGTCTGCATAATAAACCTTGCTTTGGAATGTATTTCAGAGCTTTTCCTAATAATAATGATCGCAAGAGATTTTTGAAAAATATCTCAGCGAGTGTTTATCAGTTCCTAGACAGGGGAATGCTCACTGAAAAGGAGGAAAATAACTATTGTTCGTTGACTCCTCAACAGTTGAGTGAATATCATCGCGAATTAGAGAAAGTCTTTGCCAAAACTGCAACGGATGGAGCACCTACGAATCTTAAGATTTCAGTAGTAGAAACTACGAGAACTTACGATAAGGATGAAGAGCAAAAACCTGAAGAAATTCCTGCTATTAGAATTGATATTACAGCAGACTATATGTATGCTTATCAATTCTTAGTGCTTCTAACTTTAATTCGACTCTCTTCGGAGTACCCCAATGCACTTCTTCTTCGTGAGTGCTGTAACCTTCAGGAGCATGGGTATTTCAGAGAGTTCTCCAAGCTAAGCCTCTTTGGATTACTTCAAAATCGTCTTCAATATGCCTACGATCAAGGCCCTATTCCTTACATTCCTAATTCTACAAAAACATTCTTTAAACCTTCATGTCTTGAATTCTTGGCCAAGAGAGTTACTGTTGGCACTGATGAGTACGAGAGAACAGGTCGAAAAGTTCAGAACTTCTTTGAAATTGTAGATCGTGGAGAGAAGAATATAGCGAAGTTTAATATTCCGAGGTATTATCCTGGAGGTGGGAATTCTACTGGAGGGGATAAACTCTATCCTACTGATTCTGTCATTAGTAAGATCTTTAATGGTGAGATCATTGAAGAACATCTTCCTAGCTTCCAAATGATTAGAGATGCAATTTACTATCAATTCCCGAAGCTAAAGACAGATCATCCTGAAGTTAAAAGAGTAAAAAACTTTTAATGTAGGAAAAAGTAATGGATCCAAAGATAGCGGAGAGGATTAGTACAATGATGCTCTCTTATACAGAGAACTATTCCGTTCTTGCAATAAAGAAGGACAATAGATATAAGAATGGGGGGAAATTAGTCTCTAAGATATATGCTCACCATGCTGCATGTTTTGCAAAGGCTTACAGAGATGTGCATGAGTTATCAAATTATAGTGATAGTCTTATTACTCTCAAATCTATCCGTCTAAGAGATACTGTTTATATTGACCCTGACGCAACTAGTGTTAGTAGTTATAATAACTTTGTATCTCTTGAACCAGAGCAGGTTGTAGAGTATATGGATCAATTAGTAGAGTTATTTAGTGAGAATAATCTTAGTTATAAGCTTATCAAAACTAAGTATGACAAGTTAGATGCTCTTCATGTAATAGTAAAAGCAGAGAATATCAATGCCTATTACATCAAGTGGATTCTAGCCTACATTCGCTACATGACTGAAAGTCCTTGCAGCTGGGCTTTAAGAGAAGCCTTTACTCTTAGGAAAGAGCTTCCAGAGTTAAAAGACTTCCCTTTACTCTCAATTCTTATATTCATCTGGTCTACAGTAGGATCTTATCATGCTTTATCTCTAAATGCAGGTGCTCATATTTATGCACCACTAACTTTCCCTACCCTTAAGAAATGTATCTACAAACCATTCAGAAATACATGGGGAGTAGATAGGTGGTTTTATATGTATTTTCCTAATAAGCAAATTTTAGACGAACGGCCAGCTACCTATGCTCGTAAGATTTGTGAGTCTGCAGAATGTCAGAGATTTATACATTTTCCCTATGTTAGGAAATATGTATGTATGGATCAAATCCCAGAGAAGATGATAGAGTATTATAAGAAAATGTTTGACACAGTTAAAGACAAGATTAAGTAGTTACATGAAGAAAATTCCTAAGGTTTATGTTGTTGGCCATGATTGGTGCAACATCACGAGCTTCCTACTCTTTGAATTCACACGAACTCAAGATATTAAGGAAGCCGATATTGTAATGTTTACTGGTGGTGAGGATATTAATCCTAGCCTCTATGGTGACATTAAGCATCCTACAACTCATTTCACTGACCGAGATGATTATGAGGTGGCAGCTTTTAAAGCCGCCCCTAAAGACGCTCTCCTTATCGGTGGGTGTAGAGGTGCTCAACTTCTTACTGCCCTGAGTGGTGGTAAACTCTTTCAGCATGTCCTCAATCACGGCGGCGGAACAGGAGGGCATGATATTACATCATCGGATGGTCATGTAATGAGAATCACGTCATGTCATCATCAAATGATGAATCCGTACGATCTTCCTGAAGAAGACTATGAGCTTCTGGCCTGGTCTTCTAAAAAGCTCAGTCCTGTATACTTTACTGGTACTGGAGAAGCTAAGGTTCCCGGCAATTTTGTGGAGCCGGAGATTGTCTACTATCCTAAGACACGCTCCCTGTGTATTCAAGGTCACCCGGAATGGATGCCCAAAGATCAACCTGTAATTGCATATATTAATAAACTTATCAATCAGTATCTTTAATGAAAATTAAGAATTATTTGATCGGCTCAGACCCTGAGCTGTTCATTGTGGACGCATCGAAAGACAATAAAATTATCTCGTCCATAGGATTGATTCCCGGTGTTAAGGGAAGTGCATATCGCCCTGAAGAACTTCCTGAAGGCTTTGGTCTCCAGATTGATAATATTCTTGCAGAGTTCAATATTCCTCCTACGTCTATCAAGGGAGACTTTGTAACTTCTATGATTATCATGAAGGATTGGATTCGAAAGTATGTAAAGTCTAAGAATCCTAACTATGACATTTGCTGCAAGGCATCTGCTCTCGTAGATGAGGACCAACTTCAGAGTGAAGAGGCTAAACTTTTTGGATGCTCACCGGACTTTAATGCATGGCTCCTGGAGCAGAATCCTCGTCCTAATGGGGATACTACGAACTTAAGAACGACAGGTTGTCACTTCCATATCGGATATGATGATCATAACCGCGATACTTCTATTCAAATTGTAAGAACTCTTGATCTGTTCCTCGGAGTTCCTTCAATTCTCATTGACAACGATAATCGTCGTCGTGAGTTGTATGGTAAGGCAGGATGTTTTAGATTCACTGCCTATGGTGTAGAGTATCGAGTAATGTCAGGGTATTTCATTGATACACCTAAACTCTTAGAGTGGTGTTTCGATCAGATTACCAAGGCTATTGAATTTCTGAATGCTGGAGGATCTGTAGAGGAAGATGCAGCTCAGATCGTTGATGCTATCAACAATAACAATCGTGAGGCTGCAGAGCTTCTTATTAAAAAGTATGAAATTAACTTAGCTTAACAGATGTGTGGAATATTTGGATTTGCCGGTAAGCTCGGCAATCATGAATTTAATGTCCTGAAGTTCGCTATGCTTGGGGCAGTTAATGACACAAGAGGAGGAGATTCTGCAGGAGCATTCATCGATGGTGAATGTGAATATGGAATCGGTGATGAAAAACTCTTTGCCGACTTTGCCGTCAAGAATAAGTTCCTGAAGGACTATAAGGGGGTATCGGTGCAACATGCACTAGGTCATTGTAGAAAGGCATCTGTAGGTGCAAAAACTATTCGAGAGGCTCAGCCTGTATGTGTTCCTAATGAAGAGGGGGATCGTACAGATTTAGTCATGGTCCATAACGGTACTCTTCTAAATCATGATGAGCTGAAGGATAAGTATCTCGCCAAGGTGCCTGATTACTTCACCGACTCCCAGATATTCGCCAATGTGGTTTACTATCACGGATTTAAAGTCCTTGAAGAGTATGAGGGAGCAGGAGCATTCGCCTTTATAGATTATCGTAAGAAGATTCCTACGACATATCTTTTCAAGGGAGAGTCCCCATACTATCGTAGTAGTGTAAGTTCCACTGAGGAAAGACCCCTATTTTGGGCTCGGACTGAAGAGGGGATATGGTTCTCGTCCATTAAAGATGTATTAGATTTAGTACTACTGGGGGAAACTCCTGTGGAGAAAGTTCCTGGTAATACTCTTATCATCATCCAGAATGGTAAAGTAGTATCTACTCGTAAGTATGACCGATCTAAACGATTTCAGGTCAGTTATGGAAAAAGCACCTACTATGAAAGCGGCTACTCATCATCGTATGGGTATGGGAAAGCCTATCAAGCAGTCACGGAGAAGAAGGCAACGAAGGAAGAGGAGGAACCGTGGTTCAAGGTAGGAGATACTAAGACCTTTGCAGCTACAAAGCTTCTAGCTAATGAGTCTGAGATAAGATATGACTATGCTAACAGCAATAAAGTCATCTTCAAAGATGATGGTCGCTATTATCGTGGTCGGATACTTATGAGTGGTAAGTATAAAATCTCAGAGTATGGCTTTGAAAATACCTATACTAGTATGGGTACTGACATTGTAGCTCGTCCCAAGACTTTCTACTTCTATGAAGGCTTCTTGATGAAAGATGCATTGTGTATGCACATTGCTCGTAAAATTAAGGAGCTAGCAGGAGATAAGTTTGAGTATTCGATGCTGAGAAAACTGACTATGACCTGCTTCTATGATCCGGATCTTAAGAAGTTTACTACTCGTAAGGGTAAACCCTTTACTGGTAACTATCCTGTATACTTCACTCTTACTAATCGAGTCTATAAGATTCAGAGAGGTGAGATCTATCAGTATACTGAATCTTATGATCCCAACTCTTCAATGATTTGGAAGTCATATTCTCCTCAATATGATGGAGATGATGTTGCCAATAAGTTCAAAGGACTTATTGAAAAATCCGCTATGAAAATTTTACAATCCTACAACATTTAGTATTTAACAATGTTACAAAGAACAACACGTGTAGTTACTGCCTCAGGTAAAAAAGTCCTGAAGGCAAACTGCTGTACTATTGATGGAAATTACTACATCAAAGAAGAGGAAGCTGTTAAGATAGGCACCACCTGGTATTTGAAGGATGATCCTCGGATTTTCTTCGACTATGCTAGCGAAACTTGGCGTAGGACCAGAGGTGTAAATATCTGCAGAGGAATTGTGGGATATGATGCTGCAGGTATAGGCATCATTGGCAACTTTGAAGTAGACCACGCTCGTAATCTTGAGGTAAGTAAGCTTGACCGAAGTGGAAACCCGACGAATATGATTATTTATATGAACAAATCCGATGCGAAAGATGTTTATTATAATCGTAATCTAGGAATCTATGAGGAGCGATCAGCTTTAGAGCCTACTATCAAGAAAGTTGAGGAAATTCTCGGAGGTACTATCGGTCAGGGAGTGTATAATTATAACTTCCCTCAGGAGTATTCTTCGAGTAAGCACATGGCTAGGTTCCTGAAGTATCCTCGGGATATGAGAATTACTAATCCTATTAACCGAGAAGACATCAAGGAATTTGGTGAATTCTCCTTTGGATTAGAGTTCGAAACTTCTGCTGGTAAAATCAATCAGACTGACTGCTTTAATCTCGGTCTTATTCCTCTCCGAGATGGCTCGATTGCTGGTATTGAGTATACCACAATTCCCATGCAAGGACCTGAAGGATTTAATCTTCTCATTAACCAGATTAAATGTCTGCAGCAGAATGCAACCTTCGATAAAGACTGCTCTCTCCATGTGCATTTAGGAGGCTATCCTATCGATGCAAAATCTATTTGGGCACTGTATCGCCTCCTGGTAATTATAGAGCCTCAAATCGCCCGTATTATGCCTTATTGGGCATTTAATACTGGTAGGTTTAAGTCGAAGGGTAAAGACTACTGTACTAGGCTGCGTAAATATGCTTCTTTCGAAGAATATTATACGTACTGCTCGGGTGACAGAATGCGCTTCGATGGTTGCCTGACTTACCCTCATCCCCTGGATGAAGAGGACCGTGCTAAATGGAATATTCACGCCCGGTATGTATGGGCCAATCTTATCAACCTTCTTTTCAAGAAGAGTGGTAAGACTGTGGAATTCCGAGTTCACGCCCCGACATTCAACGTTCAGAAGATTATCAACTGGATGTTCATCTGCTGCGGTATACTTCAGTATGCTATTAAGAATAAAGATAAGCTCTTGAAGAGTTCTCTGAATGGAACTGCTTTAACTCTGGAAGATATTGTAACCAATGTCTATTCTAAGAGAATTGCAGATCAGCTCAAGGACTATATTAGATTCAGAGAAGTTTATTTTTATAAGCTTGCTAACAAGTATAACGATCCTGCAGGTCTTATTGATCTGAGAATAGATGACCAGTTAGATTTCCACAGTGACCTTGTCACTACCGTAAGGCACTAAGAATGTTTGGAAGCTGGGACAAGCTAATAAATGTCAATGAAGTTAAACCTATACTGTCTGTACTCAATCAAGAGTACAGGCAGCATGAGGTTTATCCTCCTAAGAATTGTGTATTTGAGGCTTTTAGACAATGCCCCTATGACAAAGTAAGAGTAGTTATTATAGGACAAGACCCTTATCCTCAGAAAGGATTTGCTACAGGTATAGCCTTTGCAAACCCTCCAGAGATTAAAGATATCAGTCCTTCTTTAACTATCCTTAGAGACCGAGTATGCAAGGATTTTAATAAACTCAATAGTGAGTTTGATCAAACCCTTATATCTTGGGAACAACAAGGTGTATTGTTATTAAATGCTGCACTTACAGTTAGGACTCATCAGCCTGGAAGCCATACTCAGTATTGGCATCCTTTCATTCGAGATGTTATTCTTGCATTAAACCAGTATAACCCAGGATTGATTTATGTCTTCTTAGGAAAAGTTGCAGAGACATTTAAGAAGTATGTGGGACCTAATAACCACATATTAACATATCCTCATCCTGCCTACTTCTGTAGATTAGGATGTGGATTTGAAACAACCATGTTCACAGACATTAACAAGCTACTTCGTGAACTTAATGGTGATGAAATTAAATTTTAGTGGCTGAGAATAAAAAAGTTAAGAATGCCCGAAGTATCAGTTATGATGGTATAGACTTCAAAAGTCGCCTAGAATATCACTGTTACAGAAAGCTCAAAGAAGCAGGATTTGAGCCTCTTTATGAACCAGTGAAATATACGCTACTTCCTTCCTCAATACTAGAAGTAGGTACCATCTATGCTCCTTATAATAAACTATTAGCCTCTCGTAAAAGTTATAGAGCGTTAACATATACGCCAGACTTTGAATTTCATTACAAAGGAATACATGTTTATTATGATGCTAAGGGCAAATCAAACGATGCTTATCCTCTTAAAAAGAAGCTATTTCTCCACTACTTAGAATGTGTAGGGGAAACCTACGTATTCTTTGAACCTCACAACATTGCCCAAATTGAGCAATCAATAGAGATTTTGTATGAATTATGTAGGTAAAATCACCGAACTATCTAAGCAATGCTTATGTGAATCGGATGTTAAACGAGTAGACTACTGGTTGAGCATTCGAGACCTTATGTCAATTAAGGAAATAGTTACTTCAGAATTTATTAAGTTTAAATCTAAGAAGCCTGAAAGTTTGGAAGCTAAACCATTGTATGACGAGAAGTTCGCCATCTTTGCAGATTTAGAATCAACGATCACGGAATATCTTAGACTTAATGATTACGAAGAGGATGAACTCAACATCCCTTATGATGAAGAGTATTAAAGAACTGTCCCTCAACATTAGTGAGCCTGAGTATCGAAAGCTAGGAGGCTTCTCGTACTCACAACTCGCTAAATTCCTTCGCTCTGGAGATCCTAAAACACTTGTAACTCCTTCTCATGATGAATCAGATGCGTTACGATTTGGATCTTTAGTAGATTGTTTAATGACCGAACCTGAACTTCTAAAGGAAAGGTTTTGCATTACATCTATTAAAACTCCTCCTGCAACAATTATTTCAATGATTCTTTACATCTTTAAGAAGATGCCTGATGCGAAAAGTTTTACATTCATTCCTGATGAATTAAAGCTCGAAGCTTTAGATCTTTTCAATTATGGAGCGTCTTGGAATAATTCTACAAGATTAGATCGCTTAAATAAACAAGCATTCTATTATACTTTGTTGCAGAAGAGTGAAGGAAAGATTGTCATGTCTGAGGAAGATCTTGCACTAGCCAATCTATGTGTAAAGACCCTCAAGACACACCCATTTACTGAGAAGTATATGGGAGATGAAGACCCTTTTGAAACTAAGGTTGAAAGGGTTAATCAATTAAAATTTTCTTCTACATATCATGGACAACTCATTAGATGTATGTTCGATAGGATTATTGTAGATCATGATGCAAAGACTATTCAGCCTATAGACTTGAAGACCTCTGGTAAGAAGGAGGAGAAATTTGAGCTATCAGCGTTGGAATGGGATTATTATATCCAAGCATCTATGTATTCACAGATACTATTAGATGTACTTTCTAAAGATGAGTACTTTAAAGATTTCACAATCTTACCTTTCAAATTCGTGGTTATTAACAGGTTTGAAAGGACTCCTATGGTATGGTCATACCCTCTTCGTCGTCTGAATATGAACGTTATCGATGACCAGCAAGCATTGCTGCAGAAGAATGGGTATAAGAGTTGGCGTGAGCTTATCAAAGAAGCCACGTGGCATATTGAGAATAATAAGTTTGACTATTCCTATGAAGCTTATATGGCTAATGGGGAACGAACTATTGATTTCTCTAAATATCTTCGTTAATGAGAAATATTGATGCGTTAACGTATTTCAAAGGAGATGAATTAGCAGCTAAGGTCTGGACTGATAAGTATGCGCTGCGTAATGAGAATGGTGAGCTTATAGAGTCTAATCCTGACCAGATGCATCTCCGTATGGCAAAAGAATTTGCACGTATAGAAGCTAACTATGGTGGTAAAAATGCCCTTACTGAAGAGCAAATTTATGGACTTTTTAAAGACTTTCATTACATAGTACCTGGCGGGTCAGTAATGGCAGGTCTTGGAAGTAAAACCATATCTTCGTTATCAAACTGCTTTGTAATAGGTCAGCCTGAAGATTCGTATTCAGGAATTATGAAGCTTCGAGAAGAACAAGCTCATCTTATGAAGCGTCGCGCAGGTGTAGGAAAGGATCTTTCTACACTCCGTCCTTCGGGTGCTGTTGTCCAAAATGCAGCTAAAAGTTCTACTGGGGCTGCATCTTTCATGGATGTAGACTCTGCAATAACCACAGAGGTTGCTCAACGAGGAAGACGTGGTGCTCTGATGTTGACATTAGACATACGTCATCCTGATATTGAGGAGTTTATTACTAAGAAGCAGGATCTTTCTAAAGTTACTGGGGCTAACATTAGTGTTAAAGTTACAGATGACTTTATGGAGGCTGTCTGGAAGGACGATGACTACTATCTCACATTTCCTGTAGATGCCCCAAAGCTAAGATTAGATCCTAATAGTAAAGACCTTGATGATTATAATGTTCTTCACCAAGATCTTGATGGTATTTACTATAAGAGGGTTCGGGCTAAAAAACTTTGGGAACTGTTAATTCATTGTGCATGGAATACCGCAGAACCTGGTATCATGTTCTCAGACCGCCACATTAATTTCAGTCCCGATGGAGTTTATCCTCAGTATCGTGGAGTATCAACAAATCCATGCGGTCTAGTAAATTAATTTCGCTGCATGTAAAACATTACGAGAATTGCTGGAAGCCTGTTAAAACTTATTAATATAAGTGTTGGGGAATCAGCAGCCGAGCCTTATATAATTAATATAAGGAAGGTTCACAGACTATGTACGTAATACTATGAAATCATTTTATGAAAGAGCTGAAGAACTAGCTCATAATTGTATTAGAGTTAAAAATAACAATGTATGTGAAACATTAGCTCAAGAATACAATATTAACTTAAGAGCTGCTCATGACAGATTTAAAAGTTTATTTCATTTACCTATAAGAGATTATATAACTTACATTAATACTCCTAGTAAAGAGGTTTTGCGTGATGCAATTATTCGAAACAATTCACAGGAAGATCTCTTAAAAGATTTAAATATTCACTATAGCTGGATTAGAGGATTATATGATAAATATTTTAAAGTATCTACCTTTAGTAAAGCAAAACAATATTTAATCAATGAGGTTGATGTTATACAATATCATCCTTCCCTAGAAGATAATTTAAGTATTTTAATTTCTCAATATTTAGGAGATGGAAGTTTTGAATTTCATGATAACAGAGCTAGCTTAAAAATTGAGCATTGTGAAAAACAATTTGATTACCTTAAGTTTAAAGTCAATTTATTAAAGACTGCCTTTCCTACAATTCCTGGGCTAGAAACTATTAGAAAGCGAGTTAATGGGAAATATATTTCTTATATATGGAGATCTAATAATATTAGGCATAGATATATGACTATTATTAAGGATACTCCTAAAGAAGAACTCATTTCTAGAATGACCCCTTTTGGATGGTGTCTTTGGTATTTAGATGACGGAAATCTATTCATATCTAAAAAATGTAATCATCTAAGTATTGCTGTCAATAATCCTATATTACAAGAGACTGCTGTACAAGAATTACAAACGTATGGGTTTAGTTTCCAGATTTCTAAGTCCCAAATTCTATTGTCAAATAAACTTGAGATTATTAAATTTATTAACTCTTTTATTAAACCTTTTATACATTTAATTCCTGAATGTATGAAATATAAATGCATAGTAAAGATATAGTCGGAAGTGGTTTATTTATTTAAACTATTCTGGAAATTTTTATGCAACCTTACGATAGTTGTAGACTGATTCATATTAATCTTACAGCGTTTGTAAAGAATGCATTCACAAATGAAGCTTGGTTTGATTACAAAACTCTTCAAACTGTCGCTAAGGCAGCGATCAGGCTGGGTGACGATCTTGTAGACCTCGAAGTAGAGGCTATAAATCGTATATTGGAACATATCTCATCTTCTAAAGGAGATAATCATCGTGAGTTTCAACTCTGGATGGCTGTTAGGGCAGCAGCTCTCGATAGTAGAAGATGTGGTGTAGGATTTACAGGACTCTCAGATACTCTAGCTATGCTAGGAGTGGGATTCAATGATAACGGTGTTAGATACACTACTGAAATCATGAGTACACTCTTTAAGGCAGAGCTAGAGGAGACTATTAATCTCGCCGAAGAGAGAGGAACTTTCCACGGTTGGGATACATGGAAAGAGAGAGTTCCTGAGGAAGGAAATGACTGGTATGAGATGGTTGCATATAATTATCCAGAGCTTTATGATCGAATGCTTAAGGTAGGTCGTAGAAATGTTTCCTTCTCAACAGTAGCACCTACTGGTACTGTTAGTATCCTTACACAAACCTCGTCAGGTATTGAACCTGTATTCTCCCTATATTATACACGTCGTAAGAAGTGTATGGAGGGAGAACCTCATGATTTTGTAGATCAGAATGGTGAAAAATTCCAGGAGTTTAGAGTCTTCCATAAGCCTTTCATGGACTGGATTAGACTTAAGACTGGTGTCAAGGGAGATTTCAAAGTATCTGAAGAAGTTATTCAGGACTGGATTAAAGATTCTCCGTGGTATAAGAACACTGCTGCTGAAATTAATTGGGACGCACGTCTTAGGATTCAAGCTGCAGTACAAACTTATACTACTCATAGTATCTCCAGTACTTTGAATCTACCAGGTTCTGCTACGGAAGAAGAGATTAGTAAGATCTATCACCAAGCATGGATGTATGGTCTTAAAGGAGTAACTGTTTATAGAGATGGATGTAGGTCAGGTGTATTGGTAACGGACACTAAACCTCGTCAGGTCTTTGAACAACATAGTGCTCCTAAGAGACCTAAAGTTCTAGATGCAGAACTTCATGTGGTTAAAGTCAAGAAAATTAAGTATGCAGTAATTGTAGGCTTATTGGAAGGCAAACCTTATGAAACCTTTGCATTTGAGCTTGGGGAAGGTAATTTCTTACCTCAACATGGTAAGATTATCAAAGTTAAGAGAGGCTGTTATAACTTCGTAGGAGATAGTGATCTTATTATTGAGAGTATTCATCTGGCAAATGATAAGATTGAGGAGAGATCTAGTTCTATCTATATCTCAATGCTTCTTCGTCATGGAGCACCTATAGAATATGTAATAGCTACAGCTAAGAAGGTGAATGAAAACATTGCTTCCTTCACATCAGCAGTATGTCGTGTACTTATGAAGTATTGCACTAAGGATATTGGTGAAGAAACATGCCCAGAGTGTGGTACTAAGCTAACACGTGAAGCTGGCTGTAAGAAGTGTAACAATTGTGGTTATTCACTATGTTTATTAATGTTAACAAAATGAAGTTAGTAATTAATTATCGCTCTATTCTTCCTGAGATTAAACCTGTAATCACTGATAAAGGGGAATGGTTTGATCTCATGGCTGCTGAAAATGTAGAATTTGCAGCTCCTCACAATGCCTATAATACTCGTATTACAGAGTATGATGCAAAGAAAGTATCCCTTGGTATCGCTATGTCCTTACCTAAAGGAATTGAAGCTGTAATCCTGCCCAGAAGTAGTCTGTATGAGAAGAAGGGCGTGACATTAGTAAATAGTCAAGGTGTAATAGATTCTTCATATGGAGGAGATAATGACATATGGTCTGCCTACCTCAAGGCCGATCGTGCCAGCAATATTCTATGTGGAGAACGAATAGTTCAGTTCAGACTACAACCCTCTCAAAGAGCCTCTATTTGGACTAAAATTAAATGGCTCTTTATTAGTAAGATTGAGTTTCAAAAGGTTGAATATCTCAAGAACCCTGATCGTGGGGGGTATGGTGCGTCTGGTGGATATAAAGAAGTATAGTAATGAGTGTAATAAATACCATCGTCGGTATAATTGTTGGAGGCTTCGTCGTTGCCTCAGTAGGTAAAATCTACTATGAGATTTACAAGGCTATCAAAAAGCATAATCTTTATGATACCAAGTATAAAGTATCTTTTAAGAAACATTTCAAGAAGGTTAAAGTACCTCTAATTAAGATGAAGATTGCAGGAGAACTGCGATACTTTGTAGTAGATAGTGGTGCTGACAACAGTGTACTTTCGAAGACATTCTACGACTCTGTAGATCCTAAGAACTTCACTGATGTTAATTACTCTATGAAGATTATTACCCCAAATGGTGAGACTGAAGAACGTCCATTTGTAGAAGCAGATCTGTCATTTAAGAAGGATGTCTTTGAAGATATTCCCTTCTTAGTCTCAGACCTTACTTCTGTCGAGAATCATATCAAGAGTATCTCAAATATTGTTATAGCAGGAATCTTAGGCTCCTCATTCTTTAACAAATATAAGTGGGCTATAGATTTCGATGAACGATGTATTTGGGTAAATCCATTAGAAGCAGTTCAAGAGAATGAATAAGTTTAGGTATGGCAGGGGTAATAAACACTTCTTCACCATCCTAACTCCTCTCTCAGAAAACTCTTCTGGTATGATTGCGAGATTACACTATGAGAACTTCTTAGGTGTAAGTTATAAAGATTTTACAAGGCTTTGTGTGACCTGTGACAAGGGACCCGAAGTATGTGAAGGGGAATTATTACCTGCCGTTAATGTAACTACCGGAGAGAGAGTCTCATTTATGGTTAAGAAAATTAATCATAATGATGAGGTTGACATCTGGACAGTAGAACTAGAGTATGATAATACGCAATAAAATTGTGTATGTCTATGATATTGAGGTATTCCCCAATGTATTTCATTGTGCAGTTAAAAACACTGAAACTGGGGAATATCTCTTTTTTGAAATATCCCCAAGGAGAAATGACGTAGAGAAACTCATTAACTTTTTTTGGCAAATCAAAGAAGATCAGAGAGGTATTTGGAGTAGCAATTATACTACTGCTAAGCAATTTGACACAGATAAAATTTTTTGTGGCTATAACAATATTCATTATGATAATCCAGTAATTAACTTTATTATTGATCATCGTGATATTGTATTGCAATTACCTTATGATCGTATATGTCGTAAACTGTTTCAATTTAGTAACCTGATCATTAATTCAGAAGAAGATCTAAGATGGAAGAAGTGGAAATACATGATATTTTTTGAGTCAATGGACTTACTAACAATGTTATTTTCAACAAAGTTACGAGTTAGCCTTAAAGCTATGCAAGTAACAATGTGCTTCCATAATGTTCAAGAATATGATGGCGATTTTAATCAATATCTACCTACTACGGAGATAGAGAAGATGATTGCTTATAATATTAATGATGTAGATTCAACTGAAGAATTACTTAATCGCTGCAAAAAAGATATAGATTTACGACTAGCTATTGAAGATGAGTATGGAGTAAAAGTTCTGAGTAAGGATGGAGTTAATATTGGAATGAAAATTATTACTCAGAAGTATTTAGAGAAAACACACCAGTCTTGGAAACAAATCGAGAATCTTCGATCTCCATGTGATTATATTGACCTTAATCGGGCAATACTTCCCTTAATACATTTTGATACTCCTATTCTACAAGAGCTACTTTCCGAACTAAAACAACAGATTGTCCCACCAGGACGTAAAGGTTATGAAAAACACTTTATACTTGATGGATTAAGATATTGTGTAGGTGTAGGAGGTATACATTCTGAGAACAAGCCTAAGATTATTATTCCTGACAGTAGTCAAATACTTAGTGATATAGATGTAGCAAGTCTGTATCCTAGTATGATTATTGAACATGAGTTTTATCCACCACATCTAGGTAAGGAATTCCTTGAGGTTTATTCAAATATCAAGACTGAGCGATTAGAAGCGAAGCATAACGGCAACAAAGTCAAAGATGCAACTCTTAAATTAGCATTAAACGGACTCTCAGGCAATCTACAAAATAAACATAACTTCTGCTATTCACCATTTACAGTGATGCAAATTAGGATGAATGGTCAGCTTATGTTACTAATGCTTGCAGAAAAACTTATTGCAATTGGTTGTACTATAATTCAAGCAAATACAGATGGGTTATTTGTACTAAGACCAAAGAGCAAGGAGCAAGAGTTTCAAGATGTATGTAGAGCATGGGAAACGCTAACTAAGCTAGTTTTAGAGGAAGATAGATTTGAAGCAATGTATCAATATGCAATCAATGATTATCTTGCTGTTAAAGAGGGTTATTCTGTATCTAAGGATCCTAATTTGATAAAAAAGAAAGGTCTCTTTATTGATACAGTTACTCTAGGTAAAGGTATGGATACTTTAATAATTGCAGAAGCAATAAATAAGTATTTTACTGATAACATCTCTATTGAAGAGACTATATATGGTTGTACTGATATCCACAAATTCTTGACATATCAGAAAGTAGACAAGAAATTTCGAGTAGAATATAATGGAGAATTAATCCAACAAATCAATCGTTTTTATATGTCTACAGATGGTCACATACTACTAAAGTGTAAAGTAGATGATCAAGGTCGAAGGTCAGAATATGAGCGCATTGTTGCAGAATGTGGTGTAACAATTTACAACAATATTAAAGATCCTTCATATATCCCCGACAACATTAACTATGCATACTATTTAGCAGCTGCTAGAAAAATTATTTTAGAGCTTAAAAATAGTCAGCTAACGTTATTCTAATGATTAAAGAAATTATCAAGTTTGGTGCCCCTTGGTGTCAAGGATGCATCTCAGCAGATACAGCTCTAGAACAACTAGAAGCTATGAAGCCTGACATCATCATCTCTAAGATTGATATTGAAGATGATGAGGAGATGGCTGCAAAGTATAAAGTTCGAGGATTGCCTACCCTCGTCTTTATTGGAATGAGTGGCAATGAAATCGGTAGACATACTGGTGCCATTACTGTTCAAGAATTACTTCAAATCGTTGATGGAGATGGACTATAATAAAGTACATGAAGAAATTAAGCAAACTTTCATTGCTAAGAATCGCGATTATGGCAACTCCTTTGAGAAATCACTGGACAAGTTTGGCCTTGTCGCAGGAGTAGTAAGAATCAATGACAAATTTGAACGTCTTGCTAACTTATGTGACCGTCAACGATTAGCTGATGCACAAGTAGATGAACCTTTGGCTGATACGCTCAAAGATATGGCTAACTATTGCATCATGGCTGCAGCATGGCTTGAAAAGGAATAGCAATGAAGATTTGTGCAATCTCAGATTTACATGGCCAACTGCCTAAACTTGAGGACATGCCCCCATGTGATGTAGTATGCATCGCTGGGGACATTAGTCCTCTTCATATTCAACGAGATAAACTTTTAAGTGCTATATGGTTTGGAAATACATTCATTCCTTGGTGCGAAGCATTAAATTGTGTAAAGGTTATTCTCGTAGCAGGAAACCATGATTTTTTCCTAGAAGATTACGATAAGCCTGGAGGAGTTACGCTTAAGTTAGGTCATGACAACAAGATCATTTACCTACGTAATAGTATGTACAAGTTCGGGCATAAATCCTTCTATGGAACACCACATGTTACAGACTTACCTAGATGGGCTTTTAGTATCACTGATGAAGAAGCTCATAAAGTTTTTGGTAAAATTCCTAACTGTGATGTGTTGATTACTCATACCCCACCATTTGACGCTGCCAATACTGGTAATGTCTATGGTTCAGACGCCTATCCTGATTATGGAAGTTATGTATTACGAGATGAAATCTTTAATAAGAAGATAGATCTTATAATCTGTGGACATGTTCACACAGGTAATCATAATCTTTCAGATTGGGGAACTCATAAAATAGTTAATGTAAGCTATCTTGACGAGGATTATAAACCTAAATATTCACCGAAATTGATTACTTATGAGAATTTGCTATTCTAAAGTAGAAGTACTTCCTGACCAAGGACTTTTGAAAAATATAGAAGTTGCAGGAAGAGTATGCTACAAGTCTGAGGATAAGATTACAGAAACTTCTGCTGCAGCCTTCGTAGATATGATTCGTAGGAGAGAACATTACTCTGTTCTTGAACATGGTAGTATCTATCTTAAGGTACCTAAAGATTATCCTATTCCCTTCATTGAAATGCCTTGGTGTCATATTGAAGTAAAGGATAACTTTAAATATATCTATACTAATCTTAGATATGCTGTAGAAGTACAACCTGAGCTCGCTGATGCTATACTAGCGGGAGATCCCCTTCCTCAAGAAGTAGAATTCTTTACTCCTGATATTAATGATCCTTATAAGAGATTCTCTGTACGGATTATTACTAACTTCAAAATTTCTGAACAATATGTTAGACATCGGGTTTTCTCTCATTCTAAAGAAAGCTCTCGATATTGTAACTATTCTAAGCAGAAGTTTAACAGTGAGTTAACATTCATTATTCCTCAACATTTTGCAACTTACTTTAATTATTTAGAAGGTAAGATTGAGGGAATAGATGACAAGTGGTATTTTACTCCAGGTTCTACATATGAGGATGCTGTCATTCAGGAGGAAGCACTGCGTAGATTATATAACATGTGGCCTCATGAAGGAGACAAGACTGTAATTAATGTCTTGGATGAAGCTTCAAGTCTTCATAAACTTCTCTCCAGATGTAAGCTTGCAGAGCTAGATTATCTGGAAGATATTGCTGAAGGCTTCAAACCTGAGGAAGCCAGAGACTATCTTACTCTCTTCGCTAAGACTGAGCAAGTAATGACGGGATTTCTCAAAGATTGGGAGGATATGTTGATTAAGAGAAGAAGTGCTCCTGCCCAAAGTGAGGCAAGATTTATTGCTAATAATATTCACTTGAAGCTTCATAAACTTACCAATAAGAGTGATCAAAAAACGTCTGACTATGACAAGCTTTCGTTAGATGATCTGGGAGATAATATGGTCGAACTTATGAGACGTGTAGGTATTAACAGAGTAAGACTGGATGATTAGTCTAGAAACTCCCCCTTTATTAAGTTTACATGATGTAACCTTAATACCTGCTCCTATATCTAAAGTAGCTAGTAGAGAAGAGTGTAATCCCTATTATTCTAAGGGATTACTTCCTCTTGCTACTGCTCCTATGGATTGTGTTATTGATGAAACTAACTGGGAAGTATTCTCTAAGGCAGGTGTTCTAACAGTACTTCCTCGGACTGTAGAGATCAAAACACGCTTGCACCTTATGACTAAAACTTTCATAGGTGTATCACTTAAGGAGTTTGCAGAGCACTTCTGTGCAATGAAAAATGCTCAAGATATCTTTGAAGCTTTAGACCAGAATGATCTTAAAGCAAAGGTTTGTGTTGATGTGGCTAATGGCCATATGCAAGCACTTATAGACCTATGCAGAATCGCTAAGGACATCTTTGGGGAAAGACTTATACTTATGGCTGGTAATATAGCTAATCCTATGTCGTATATACAATATGCCAATGCTGGTATAGATTATGTACGTGTAGGTATAGGTACAGGATCACGTTGTACTACCTCAGCTAATGTTGCAGTACACTTCCCTATGGCTTCACTTCTAGACTCTATTCGTAGGATTCAGATGACTGCAAATCTTCCTTACTATCCCAAGATAGTTGCTGATGGAGGATTTAAGAACTTCGACGATATTATCAAAGCTATTGCTTTGGGAGCGGACTTTGTAATGTGTGGAAGATTCTTTGCAGAATGTAAAGAAGCCTGCGGTACTACTCATCAATTGCCTAATGGCGATATTGAAAGAGAATATTACGGAATGTCTACAAAGATTGCTCAGAAAAAGATGGGTAAGGAGGTTTTCAGGACTTCTGAAGGCATTAGTAGAACCGTTAAGGTTACCCACACTCTTGCCCAGAAGATTGAAAATTTTAAGGATTACCTTACCTCAGCAATGAGTTATTCAAATTCCTACAACCTTCCTGAATTTCAGGATAAAGCTCTTGTATACAAGCTTACTCCTGAAGCTAGAGCAGCATATTTTAAATGAGATGAAGACAATTACCTATAAAGAATTCGTCGAAAATTATAGGCCTATAAAGAATCAGTTCAATCCTGTTGCAGACTATGATGATACTTTATATAGTCCGATAGAATTTTCGCGAATAGCAACTACCTCGCTACCTAATAGACTGCTTTGGACACTATTACAAGTTAACTATTTCGATGATAAAACTTGTGAATGTGTCACAGAGAAGTATATCTATCAAGGGTTACAAGAGTTTGGAGATGTAATAGGTTATTTTGTAACTGAAGAGCCATATGAATATGGTAAACCTGTCAAGGTAGTTGTTGACAGAGAAACCATTGATAATTAATGAAAAATCCCCGATAGGTTATTAGCCTACCGGGGAATTTTTTTAGACTTCAGGTCATCGCTGATTAAACGTAAATGTGTCGTATATATCAAAGAAGTCTTGAACAGCATTAAAGCCAGGGGTTAATCTTGATGTGAAGTAGAAAGGACGAGTTCTATCATTCTTATCTTCTTCCCACCAAAATAAACCTTTGTAGTCTTTACCTACTACAAGGTCGCGAGTTTCATCAATAGTATTCCTAAAGAATCCCATGAGATTAGTGACGTAAGACATTACAGCCATAGGAGAGGATATAATATCTGTAGCACTACTAATATCTACAAAGAAGGATGCCTCTAGGTATGCACCATATAAAGATCTATATAAGTTCTGTGTAGCTAGCTTAGTAGCCCATCCTGTAAAATCATCATCTGGTTCATCAGGAACTAAAGCTTTAGCTATCATAGCTGCTAAGAATAGACCCACAATAGACTGTAGTTCAAAACCTAAAGCCTTTAATTTTTGAAGTCTCAAATTACAAAATTCTTCGAAGGTAAAGTCTAACTTAGATTCATTAGGATGCTGTCTAAAATATTCGTCATATTGCTTTCGAGCAGCTTTCTCATTCTGACCAATATTATCTCCTGCAAGGTATCCCAAGATAGGTATAGATCTCAGTAGTAACCTACCAAAAGACTTACCTATTTGTTCACCTCCAGTAGCGATTTCGCCCCATCCTACTCTAAATCTACCTACATCATATTCATCAAGAATTTCATTCTTTTGAAGAGATTTGAATCGAACATTTAACAATCCAGGGAGCCAGTTACGATACTGCATGATAAGAGTACCAGCTATAGTAGTATTAGCAAGATACCTATCCTCTGCAGGCATAACACCTTTCACAGATGTGGCAGCACTTTGAGCAATAGTTCTAAACCTAATAATATCTTCTCTAGAAAGCTTATCAATGGTCATCTTACCATCCTCAGACATATGAATAAGATCAGCCACAGGTATAGCATTAGGACTTCTCCTTAAGCTGACTAACTTCTTTTTATTCTCATCATAACCCCAAGCATAGAGCATAGATGTTAATACCTTACGGTCAATATTAGAGTCAGTAGCTTCTAGTAAATAGAATGCATTCTCAACATTGAAGATTCTATTAGTTTTATTAGCAGAAAGTTCCATAGCTCTCTTCTTCCAAATGTCTTCATTACCTATATGGAAGAAGGCAATAGCCCCATAATACTTAGCAGGATCTTCCTTCTTAAGCTTCTCAGATAACTTAGTAGACTTCTTATTATAATAAAGACCTTCCATCTCTATCATCTGGAAGTTAAGCATAGTCTGAGCATAGTTTCTAAAGCCCAGGATAGGTTTAAATCCTAAGGTACTTAGAGAAGACCATTGTACAACTTTCTTAGCTAATTTACCAAAGCTATAGGTTTTACCCATGAAGTTAAAAGTGCCTCCACTCTGAACAGATTTTCCATAGATATATAGATCGATAAATTTCTCTAATGTTGAGACATCATCTGAAGATAATCCTAGGGCTGTACGAATTTTACCAACCCACTTATCCATATTAGGAAGATTATCTTCTACGAAAACCTTAGCCCCATTAGTCTTAGCATGATATAAAAGAAGCTGAGCATTAGCCTCAATTTCTTTCATATGCTGATAAGTATATACAGACTGAGCCATAAGCATTAAAACTCTTGATAGATCATAAGACTTATGTCTAAGACCTTTCTCTTCAGCAATCTTGCGAAGTTGAGTATTACGAGCAAAACGCCATTCATCAGTATCCTTTACAAGAGTAGGATCTATAGCAGCCTCAGCTCTAGCTATATCAGCAGAAGTAAGATTATCTTTAAGAGGATCTATGAAGAATAAAGGTACATGCTTAATAGGATTACCAGCATAGTCCATACCAGAAGTTTCATCCTTACTCTTATAAAGTACGTCAGACTCATCTCTAGTCTCAAGAGCTCCAAGAGTAATGGTTGTAAGGTCTGTTAAGGCACCAACACCATTCTTAAAGATAGAATCAAATAAGTCATTACGTACATTAGCAATAAACTTCTGACTAATCTTTCTACCAGTGATATTCTCAAACTCTACATTGAAATTTACATACATATTGTAATAATCAACAAGAGGTTTAATGTCTTTAATCTTACCAAACTCTTCACTATAATAGTCAGGATTCTCAACACGATATTTATCTCTAACAAACATGTTATACTTCTGGAACATTGCCCGTTTATTATAGCTTAAATCATTAATCTTACACCATGCAAGATAACGATTTTGTTCACGAGTCTCCTGGGCAGTCCCTTTAGCATTCTCAAGTCTAGTAAGCCATTCCTTCTTGGCCTTATTAAAGTCCTCTAAAGCCTTGCCAGTATATTGATAACCTCCTCTAGGATTACGTTCAATTTGATAGTTATCTAAGAAGAATTTAGCACTTCTAGTCTTAGCAGATCTAGCCTTCTCTAAATCCTCGTAAAACTTTTTAGAATACTTATTAATAAGTTGACCCGTCTTTGTATCAACAATCATATTAAAAGCATCTTGAACAGTTTTATTATTGGCTTCAGCCCATTCTTGAAGAGCCTGGGTATGTACTTTAACCTTCTCATAAGCAGTCATAAGCTGGTCGTGAATATTAGCCTGAGCACTTTTCAAAAGCTTAGAGAATGCTCTAAAGATAGGATGAGCAATTTCACTAACTTTACTAAACCATCCTGCCCACCAACTTACATGTTTGCCAGGCTGAGAAATGTCTACACCAGTAGTTGCTAATAACATATCTACAGGCTTTTGACTAAGTAAATTACGAATAAATAGTACTTCTCGTAAAGCATTATTTAATCTCATCCTCGTATCAAGATCTTCCTCAACATTAATAACATCAATTGCTCCTTGGAAAAAGTCTAGATATACATCTGAACGTTGCTTAAGTTCAAGAATTTCATTAGCAGTTAATGAGCCAGGTTGACCAAAAGGTATGGTTAGTCTTCTCTGAAGAGATCTTGACATATCCTCTACCTCTCTAAATAAGTAAGAATAGTCCTGTCTTATAAGAATACTCTGAATAAGATCCTGAGTTCTTTGCCATGCATCCCTATCAAGCTGGGACTTTGTTCTAAGGTATTTACTATGTTGAGCATTACTAGTCTGGTAAAGCTTCTCTAACTGTTGGGCTAGCTTGGGATTAAGATCAACCTCCTCACTTAATGATACAGGATTTAATGCATGTATTTCTAAAGACCAGGGTTCTACTTTACCAAATCCAAAGACACTAGTTTCGCCAGTATCTTCATCAGCAGCAAACTGTACATTAATAGGTAACATTCTAGTAGCTCCAAAGTTAACAGCTACATTACGATTCTCTGCCTCAGCCTTCTTACGAATACCATTAGTAAAGATGTTCTTATACTGAGTAATCTGGATATTCCAACTATCTTTAGCAGCATCAGAAATTTCACTTACAATCTCTCCACCAGACTCAGTAAATTCATGAGTTTTATAGTCATAAATGTCAATAACTCCATTAGAATAGATAGCCACTAAGTCACATGTACCAGCAATATCCCTAACTTCATCATAGATAATTTGCTCTGTAAAGATCTTTACACTGCCTTTTGTGCCAGTCTGAGAATCTATATAAGCCTGTCTTGCTAATATTTCTCGATAAGAATTACTAACAGCTTCCTTTAGATTATTAAACTGCTTATCAGTTAAGCGTGCAGATTCTCTTATGTAAGCAGAAGTTCTACCTTCAAACTCTGGTAAATTGGAGAGCTTACTGTGAACTTTTTGAGCAATAGATTCCTTAGTAGAATTTCTACCCTCAATACGATCATTCATTAAAGTTTCAAGATACCCATGTATTACAGTACCTTTAATAGTACGAATACGAGCTTTTTTATCAGTATCTTCATTCTCATTATCAGAAGTTACCTTAAAACGTCTACGCATACCTCTCGATACAATATCTGATACACGACGACTTACAGGAGTACCATCGGCTTTAATGTAAGCCCCTTGCTGTATATCATATCTAACAGTTAAGTTCTTGAGATAATCCTCAGCATCTAACTGGGTAGCAATCATATCTTGAGTTAATTCATAATAATAATCACCCTCCTGGATATTTGCCTCTAGATTATCAAGACCAGTAACTTGCTTACGAAGCATCATCTGAGCTACCTCAGTAAAGGGCTGCATATCTAAATTCATTCCCTCGACTGTAAGATTAGCTCCCTCAGCCTTACGCTTGAAGTAAGATTTAATAAGGTTAAAAAGCTTTTTAATAGCTGATACTATACCAGTAGATTCAGGTACATACTGCTCAGAATTATTCTCATAAAGTCTAACAACCTCTTGAGCTATAAGTTTACCAGCAGCCTCTTCAGCCATTCGCTCTTCATCACCTTTATAAACTTCAGCATACTCTTCCTTAACTCTGGCAAATGTAGAACTATCACGAGCTACTTTTAATAGACGCTGATAGAGAGGGTTCTCTTTACCAAGCATCCTTACCATGATATGAGCACATTCCTCACTGAGAGTTGTAGCATCTGCCTTATCTAAAGCAACAGTAATAACCTTCCTTACCATATCAACCTGAGCTACGGCAGGAATAGGATTACCATCTTTATCAGTAATCTCCCCCCAAGTATTTACTTGGAAGCCTATTTTACCAGCCCAGTCCTTAAGAAGCCCATCAAGGCCCTTTATAGGCGATTTGGAGGACTCATTCGAAAGTTGGTACATCTCCTCAGGTTTAATATCATAAGCCCTTAAATCTGGCTTAGATTGCTCAGGAAGGACATATCGTTCTACATATACCTCGGAGTACTCTTTGCCCCTAGGGGAAGTAGCAGATTTTACAACCTTTGCTCTATAAGCACCATAGTTAGCATTGATATTTGCAGCTTTATCTAAAGCAGCCTGATACTGTGCTTTACTATTAGTATAAACAATAGGACGTCCTTGTTTATCAACAACACCTAAGTTCATCTTCTCAGCAACATCAATAGGCTCATAGGTTATATTAAGAGATTTAAGAGTCTCTAAAGCTTGGCGAAGAGTAGGGATATTATCCCCACTCTTTACATACAATGCCCATGCAATGTCTTCACCAAACCTATTGACTAAATCCCTCCAAGCCTGAGAGCTTGTATTAGGACATACATTAGCCATAATTATTTACACAAATTTTTACGTTCTTCTCCCGACTGAACAAAGTCAGCACCTTTATTTACTTCTGTAGGAGCCTGCTCAGCTTTATATAAATCTTCATCTGTAGCATTTTCCATCTCATATCTAAGCTGTTCTTCTCTAAAATCCTCGACTTCCTCAAAGGTATAAGGACGACGAAGAGCCTGCTCAGCTTCATAGAACTCTGAAGATTCATTAAGGTTGGCTTCCCTAATCTTTATAGCCTCATTAATAAGTTTCACTAATGGGCTGTCATCACTAAAATTATAGATCTGACGTTGGTGATTTTTACCTATAGATTGAGAATCTAAGGGGAAGTTCAACTTAGTACTTTCTACAGATTGGTTCTTAGCATTAAAGTATCTTACTACAGGATAAACCTTCTTAGTTTTATTACCTTCAGCATCTGTAGCGTATCTTTTTCCAAGAGGAAATTGAGTAGCCATCCGCATATTGAAGGGTAAGATATTATCATCATTATAGTTAGATAACTGCCATGCATAGATAAATGCTTCTCTTAACTTGCCATAGCCTGATTCTTGATAAGAATTAAGCATAGGTTCAATATAATCCTTGTACATCTGTGCAGGAATAATATCTATATAGTTAAGAGGTGACATCTGAAGTCCTGACTGTAGTAGGCAGAACTTCATAAGATCTACAGCAAACTCTCTATCTTGTAGGTATAACTGCTCCCATGCATAAGTTACTGCATTAGATGCTAAGGGATCTTTATCAACATAAGGTTTAATATTATGAATATCATCCCTTACTGTATCCAAGATCGGTACTAAAGATTGGAATAATGGATTATCCTTATAAGCAGGTTCAGACCGTAGTTTTGCGAGCTTCATAGGAACACTATTATCACCAACCATTAATCTTTTCCTTTCGGAAATTAAGGTAGTACCAGTAGTATCAGGAGTATTAAGAATAATAGCTGTTAAGAAGTCATTCTTGAATTTATTTAGACTAGTAATAGCTCTAAATTCAGGAGTTGCTGAACCAACATATCTTGCAATCGCTTCATCAAATAATCCTGTATCTCCATCCGTAAATTGCTTATCTCTAAGCAGTAGGAATAGAGGTTCAAAGAATGATTTATATTCAGCTACAGTATTCTTATAACCTGCAATATAACCTTCGTCTACAAGCTTATCATAGTTAACAACATTCTTACCAGCAGTAAGACTCTTATATAACTTCATTAGAAGTTCAGAAAGGTTTTTGCCACCATCCTTAGTATCATAGGTTGTACCTTGCATTGCATCTGCAACCTTACGTCCCCATTCTACATATCTAATAAAATCGTCAAGAATTTGATTCTGATAAGCAAGATTTTGATTAACAATATAACTTTCAAGCTCCTCAGTAGTAAATACTTTTGTAGGTGCTCCAGCATCAATAGGAGGATACTTCTCAGATAGATAAGCCCGAATCTCATTCTTGTTATATCTAGCCATAGCAGTACCAGCTTTAACTCTAGGAGACCTAGGAGATACATAGTTCTCCTGGGCTATCTGAGACTCATACTGTTGTTGTAACTTAAGATATTCACGAATGATAGGCTGATTCATAAATAAAGCTAGCGTATCAGGATGAACACCTGCCATAGTAAGCATTGTAAGAGTTCCTAAAGTTGCAGGAGTAGCTCCAAGATTAACTCCAAAGGGAGATTTCGCAGCATCCACAGCAGCACTAATCCATTGGTTGAGAAGCTCTGAGATAGGAATCTTCTTATTACCAGCAGTATACTTCCTACCAAGCTGAACTATACCATTTTCCTCATTATGCTCAAAGTTAATTTGAACAGCTTCTGCAGGAATACCTAAGTTATACATAGATGCAAAGACGTAGAATTTACCAGCATTAGCAGCAATACCTACCTCTTTCTTACCAGCCATATAATTCTCAGCAACCTGTAGAACATATGTAGAATCTAGTAGACTAGGAAGAGCTGCTTTAGACTTATAATACTCTGCTTCCATTTCATAGGTGTCACCAAAGACAGCCTTCATAGCTCTCTTAGCAGAAGCCTCAAGAATATTTGTCTGAATAGGAGCAATAAAGTTAGAAGCATTCTCTGCAATATGAGCAAGCTCTTTCTGAATCTGAGTAATACGATTCTCAATAGCTTTCTTATGAAACTCTTCCTTAGATACCTTGGGAGTCTGCTCAGTATCAGCTAACTCTTGTAATAGTTTACTGTTACCAAAGAATCCACTTAGAGCTTCTAAGATACCCTCCTTCTTCTCATCCTTAAAGGATTTTAAAAGTTCTTCATATTGCTCTTCCCAATGAGAATAATCAATATACTTAAGCTGCCCCTTAACTTTATAATAGTTAGGTACATACAAATACATCTTATCAATATCATACAATAATCTCTTATACTTTCATATAAGTTTAGACTATATCTTCACTACTAATAGTAGTGTTCTGCATTTCAGGCTCTAAAGCCCTACCCAAAGATTCTTTATCATACAATGATCTAGATCTTTGACTTAAGTCGTATGTAATTTTATGTATCATACATGGAACTTCTGATACAAATGGTTTGACAATTTCAAGAAATTTAATACCTTCTTTAGTACCACAGCATAAAGAATAAGTACCTCTACCTTCTGATATAGGATAGAAAGAAATATTCCATTCTTCCTTAAAGAAATTTATTACATTCTGAATGGTTTCTTTATCCTCACATAGGGATATTCTTATATAGAATCCATGGCATTTACCTTTAGTAATTCGATAATTGATACATCCATCATCCATATACCAGATAGCAATACCTCTTGCATCTAACCTATTTAGAAGACGTCTATTACCAAGATACTTCTTAGGCTTATAAAATATCCTCCTAAGCAATTTAATGAAAGTTGTTATTCCTAATTGAGTATATAAAACTTTTTGACCAGTATTATATCCGCATGTACTAACATATTCATGTATTCCATTATTACGAATACCCGCATTATTAAGTTGCTTAACTTTCCACTCTAAATAATCTCTCTGTGCCTCAGAATGAGATAATTTAAATACATTATTATTACTAATAGTTCCATCTCCTAGTAATAATGCAATTAATAAATTTCTTGAATCTTTATTTAACTTAGTTTTCATACGCTTTGTTATCCATTAAGGAAACGTTATTTAAGTATTAGTCGTTGAGCCTTCCCCATATGGGGCTTGGCTGCGGATTGCCCAATTCTAAACATTGTTACACTTCGGTAGTTTAGACTCTCAGGGGGTCCCCGCAATTAACAGAATTTTACTCGAACCATGATATTAATCCGAGCCTGCTTTAGCAACAATCTCTGTAGGCAGAACTATAATATCACCAGCAGCTTCAGGTAAGAAATCCTTAACTACTATAGTCTCAATAGAGCTCAAACCCTGGGTAGGAATACGGAAGCCTATAAGTTCGAGAAGTTCTTTCGGAACTTTACCAACGCTCGTAATACCCTTAAACGGTGACGGAAGGTATACTTCCATTGAAGTAATCTTTGGCTTACCATCAACATATTTTACAACAAAGTCTAGATCTGAAGATTTATATTTACCCTCATTATAAGTACGACTTGCCTTAGTCTCCCACATAGTGGAGGGTACCTGGAAAGCTGCAGTACCATGACGCTTCTGAGAAGTTGTCATACTAGCAGCTCTACTCATAAGGATACTTTCTATCTTCTCACGAGTAGGTAGAATATCTATGTTAGTAGTTCCATCATCAAGGTCATTAAGAAGTTCTATCGCAGTAATATAATTATCTGCCAAGCCTCTCTCAATCGCCTCTCTTCGTAAGGAATTTACTAAACTTACAATACCCTCCTCAGAGATCTTCCACCCTTTCTGGGTAGCTACAAGTCCAAGCTCTTTAACAAGCTGATCTCTACCAAGTCTGATACGTTGATTATTTAAGTCAATATACTCATTAGTTAGAGCTTTAACTTTAGGAGCATTCTCACCAAAATGTTCACTAATCTCACCAGCATCAAAGAGCCCATTAAGAATCTGTACCATCATCTGAGTACCAGTAACGACATCATGATGTTTATGTTCACCAGTATCTACCTGGATACCCCAATATTCCCAGTAAGTATCCTGAGTAAGAAGATCTAAAGGTCCTTTATAAGTACCATCGGAATCTACTAGGAAATTGCCTTCTTTATCGTAGAAATCATTGAAGGGATGTTCAGTATTTGTAACAAGTACACCTTGCTCATTAGTTACTGAGTTAGTCTTAGTAGTAACACCTTTATTAGCTGAATAGTGTACTGCTACTCCAACCTGATTCTTAATCATCATCTCATGAAGCTTAGAAAGATTAGTATCTCCTAAAGCTTTTAGAACAGATGGGATAAGAGGCATTAATGACAACTTGTAGAAAGATGGTTTAAAGCCTTGAACATTTGCTAAAGGTCCAAAGTGTTGAGGTTTCAAAGAGTTAAATACCTGCTGCCCCCAACTGCCATATTTGAGAGGAGATTTATTACCATCAAAGTCTACAAAGGCTCTCTCTTCCTTAGGAACACCGGCTCTCTCTTGAACCTCCCATTGGTAAAGCTTCTCAGAATCAACATTCCAATCGCCTACACGAACTTTAAATTCCCTATAAGCATCAAGGGAGATCATGCCAAAGCCATCACCCTCTGTCATATCTGCATATGGAGCACTATTAAGACCAAGTTTATCAGCATTCTTAATAAGTGCTTCAGTCATCATATCCTCAAAAGATTTAGCCTTGTCAGACTTTTCATATGCTTCAAGGACATCATTGCGAAGCATCTTATATCTATTATTCTCAGCATCTACGATCTCAGCAATCTGATAAAGTTGTTTAGAATAGCTGGGAACATCGGAGAATACTGCTGTCTTAAGAATAGGTCTACCAGACTTATCAGTAAGTCTTTCAGCACCATCCATACGTTTAAAGTTCTTAGCGATAGTAGCATTGATACCGTCAGATGTTAGACAAGTTTTCTTAGAACCCATAGCTCCATTATGACGCTTAAACTCATCTCCTAAAGACTTGTAGAAGATGTTATCTCCATACAATACTTTACTCTGCTCAATGTTACCAATAGCGTAATTAACTACAGCATGCCTAATCCAATTCATCACCTCAGATTTGGGATACTGGTTAGTAGTAGGATTAGTACTGAGCTTAAGAGACATGTTAAGGACTTTATCACCAGCAAGCTCTTTAAGACCTCCTAAATCTAAGAGTTTACCATAAGCATTATTAGTCCAAGTACTAATCATTTGTTCAATTCTAGTAGCAAGGACATCCCTACCTATAGTATTAAGTATTCTATCAGCAAATTCATTAGGAGATTCTGCTGTATCTACTAGAAACTCTTTAACTTCTTTAGGAGTTAAAAGACTTTCAATAACTGTACCCTTAGCATAGTTCTTATTGAAATTAGTAAAGGCCCTATTTTTGACATGAGATCTTGCTAGTTCATCCCATAAATATCCTCTAAAGATGTCTATAACTTCACCACGAGTAGTATTAGTATTAATCCAGGTATCACCATGATCTAAGAATCGCTCTTGACCATTATCAGCAGGACGCATAATATTATCCTTGCCCTGCATAGTCATATTAAGTACTGTAGATAACTTATCTATAAGCTTCATATCCTTATAATCAGTACCATTATTATTAGAGCTCTCAATGTTACCTTCATGAATAAGAATAGACAGTTTAGGAGTTTGTCTATCTACAAGTGCTTTATTAAGAAGCAATGAGTGAGTGACATATACATTCTCTGTAGGATCAAGGTGAGGCATCTCAGAATAAAGCCTCTCAGGATTTTCAATAACTCTATTAATCTTATTAATAGTCTGGTTAGCAAATCCAGGCTTCTGAAGATCATAGATTCTTTCATCACCAAGAGATATATGAGAATTCTCAAGAGTTTCAATACCTAAGTCAGATTGGATGTCTAAGAATACATCAAGATTTTCATTCTCGCCATCACGATTCTCATTGACAATAGGAGTCTTGATAGCTCCTTTAGTAATCTGAGAATAAACCTGCCCAATCTTATCTAAGAACTTCTTAGTATGAAGAGCTCTCCGAAGAGTCTCTGGATTACTAATATCATAAGTAATACCTAAGATTCTTAAGAAATCTTCAGCATTATCTGCAGTAGGAACTCTCGGGAATGCTTTCTTAATAGCATCATTATTATACTCCCATACTTTATATTTATTACGAGTATAGAACTTAACAATATCAGACTTTCCTTCTAATAGCCACTTAGATAGCTGTGCTCGCCATGATCCTGCAATGCGTGCTCTATGACCTATAGTAGAAGCATTAAAGGAAGTATACTGTCCATTAGCTTTAGTAACACCAATAAGATAATTATTCTTATTATTATTAAAAGCCTGCATGAACTGTACTACTTGAAGCATATCTGAAGCAGTCCAAGAATCGACCTTGTCAAGCTTTAACCATGAAGGAATAATCTTAGTTTCGATGCCTCCCTCAGCATTTCTAATAGAAACTTTATCATCTCTAATAAGAGGGTATATAGCTGGATATTCCTCAGCAACCTGAGATAATCTTTGCTGTAATTCCTTAGTAGAAATACTCGTAGGTAGATTAGCTAACTTATTGGCAAGGATATTAAATACTTTACCAAAGGGCTCCATCTCAGGCATGCCTAAGCTATTCTTATAAGGAGTAGCTGTACGAGTCTTAAAGTCATAATATTTCTTAGGTAAGGTGCTTAGAAGTAGCTTGACAATCTTGTTAGAATTCATCTTACTACTTACAGTGATAGATTCTGCAAATAAAGCTGCAGAGTCTCGTCCCTGACTATTTTCACCACCTGAAATGTCAGCAGCAGCTTCCTGATAATCTTCAGAAGTATTAAGCTCTAACTTATACTGTGCTAAACGCTCTTGCTGATGAATAGTCTTAATACCATTAGGAGCATCCCAGGTGTTAAGAACTTTACCCATCTTGTCAATATCAGTAAGTAACTTCTGAAGAGAATTGGGGTCTGCAAAAGCCACAGAAGCTATCAGCTCATTATATCTACCCATAAATTCTTTATGAGCAAAGTCATAAGCAGCAGCTACAAGCTCACCATTCTCAGACTGAAGAATCTCTATAAGATTACCAGTACTTTTAAAGTATTGTAAGAACCAATAGTGCAAACTATTTACAGCTTCAGCAGTAGTAATAGCATCAACTCCTGGAATAACTTTAGAGTGAATAGAACGGGCTTTTAAAGTTAAATAATCATTGCTAAGAAAATCTTTATTACGAACTCTCTCAACAATAGATTCTATACTTTGAGTCCACTCTCTATTAGGTTTACCATTACGACGAATAAGATTATAAAGGTTAGTTAACCATTGTTTAATCTTATTGAAAACTCTCTTAATAAAAGAGTTACTTTCGTCTTCAGTAACCATGTAATCTGCAAAGGCTTCTGCTAAAACTTCTTCCGCTAATTCTCTCTGAGATAAGGTAGGATATAAAGGTTTTAAGGATTCAAAATCTTCCTTATAATCTTCATTCTTAAGAGCCTCATCAATCAACTTCGCACGCTCATCTTCTGTTAATAAACAGTCTAATATTACGTGGAAAGATTCGTGATAGACAGTCCTCGTACCAGTACCTTGATATACAGTAACTACACTGTCCTCAAATTTACCAGCTACATTATTAGTAATAGCAGACTTGATAATCCTATAGTCAATACCAGGGAATTTCTTCTTAAACCATTCACCAGCTTTCTCCAATTCCTCAGCAGCAGAATCATTCATTCGCTCATAAGTCCTACGGAATTTGGAATCTGTGAGAACATGAGTGCCTTCAAGATTGCTATCAATATTAATAGTCTTAGCCATCTCTAGGGCTTTCTGGAGCTGAGCCTTAATAGTAGGATCAGTAGTCTCTGCAATACGCTTCTCAATAGCTGCTAATGCAGGATTAGACGAAGTAGTAGTAGGAGTCTCAATAACCTCTTCAACTGTAGTAGGGGCTTCCTTCTGCCCTATACTATAAGAGATTTCTACAGGTTGTGATTGAGGAGCTCCATTATGATAAAGATAGTTTTCAACAAATTCTGCAGCACCTTCTAGAGACTTATATGATTTAAACCCATCAAGATAGGATAATGCTACGAATAAATCTGGTCTACTAACCTTGTAGCTATCACCTTCCTTAGTTAATTCAAACTTAGTAGTACCTCGTTGGTCGCCTACATTATATGAAATCTCTATGTGAACAGAACGGCCACTATCAACAGTATTTCGTATATCCTCTATAGAAGTAATTTCTGCAGGAATATTGGACTCTGTATTAGTAGTAATACTTTCAACATTTAGAGGGTCATAAATAACATATCTCTCTGCATGAGCATATGGACTATTAGGAGTTACTACAAAGTCTACTAAGCGTTCTCTAACAAAGGCATGATAGTTAGGATATTTCTTAACACTAAGAGTACCATCTCTATTAATCTTATGAGGGAAATAATAAGGTTCAGTACTCTGAGGATCTATCTTAGAATAACGAGGATTGTAGAAAGATTTGCTTAGGAAATTATCTACAGCAGTAATAAACTCTTCATTAATAACATAGTTACCTTGAGCATCTTTAACCGCCGCATCAATTTCCTTATCCCCAATATTCCATCTAACAGTCTCCTTACCATCCTTATCCTTTATATTATATAAAGTACGAGCAGGGTCACCAGAACTATTATATCTAAGTAAATCCCTAAGAATACCTATAAAACTATAATGAACATATTCCTTACCATTTCTAAAAGTATACTTATCATTACTTACATAAGACTTGCCCTTAATAGATTTAGCTATGTAATGTCTAAATAGGTCTAGTAAGAATTGCTTCGTCTCTCCTTGGATAGGGACAGAGTTAGCTCTATAGAAGTTATTATTGGTAGAATCATGGATAGCCATAGTACCAGGAGGTACTGTAAAGGTCTGTCCATTCTCAGTAACAATTCGACCTGTACTAGAAATATATACTGTTAAAGTATTTATCTCCATATTAGCAGGAAGACTTTCTTCAAGAGGTCTTAGCTGTGCGGGCTTCTTAATAACATCATCTCGATAATTATCATCAATAATACCAGCACTTGTGCCTTGAATAACTACAGGTACACTTACACCATTCTCAATGTGGCTCCAGACATCTCTAAGATAAATATCTTTATAGAAATCAAAGTCTTTCTGAGTACCATAATACTTACCATCTGCATCTGAAGTAGGGTCAGCAACAGTAGTATAAACAGCCTTCTTAGGATCAAACTCTTTACCTATAGATTGACCATTAGCATCTATAAAGTTGCCAGCCTGGTCAGTTAATATTAGTCTACCAGCGGTCTTACCCTCATACTTGAAAGGTACGATGATGCCTCTATACTGTGAAGCATCATGCTTATCTAAGAAGTCAAACCACCGTATCTGATCCTCATTACCATTCTCACGACTAGCAATGTCAGATCCTTTAGAACCTCTCCAGTAATTCTCTGCAGATCTCTTGGGAGGATCCCACAGAGCATCCTTAGCTTCAGGAGTATCAAGACTCTCAGAACGAACGAACTCTACTTCTTGACCATCAATATTTTCTGGGGTAATATCATCAATCTTCTCACCCTCAGCCTTAATAATTCTATCTTGAGCTCTGCTATAAAGCTCTTCAATCTCTTCGATAGCTTCATCACTCAAAGTAGAATTGTTATTATATCTCTCCCTCCAAATGGCAAGATCGTCTAAGTTCTTAATAGTATCAACTTCCTTACGTAGTGCTGTACGTTCAGCAGGAGTAAAAAATTTGACTTCAGGGGCAGGAGTTTCAGCAGCAGGAGTAGCCTCAGGAGTAGCAGGCTCTTCCTCTCTATAAGCTTCTAAATCCGCAGAATTTACAGGACGCTCAGCATTATCTTCCTTAAGAAGGGGAATACTATAAGTGTTAGTTTCATCATCATAGCCGCGAAGGAAGTAATCATCTCCGTCCTTAACTACTTTAGCTCTACTAGTAAAGACAGGTTGGTTATTCTCATCATACATCATTAGAGGCTTATCAACCTTAGATTCTACAGCTTGACGCTCTGCTTCTTTGACAATCTTTTGAAGTCTATCAACTTCATTCTCCAACCATTTCTCCTGATAATCTTTCTTAGTAATCTTCTTATATTCCTTATCGGACTCATCAAGAGATTTCTTAACTTCTCTATATTGCTTAATACGATCATCTAAAGCCTTATAAGCTTCAGGAGCCTCAGCTTGAGCTAAAGTTTTAGCATTAGGTTCAGAGAAGTTAAAATTCTTATCTAGGCTTACATTATAGGCAGGAGATTTAGCACTAAGGGCATCATTAAGATCTGTGAGTTTAGATTGAATATCTTTGTGCAAATCTTTACTCCACATCTGAAGAACATTATGTCTTGTGCGATTATCATATATCTCATGACTGTTAGGATTATGAGAAGCTATTATATATTCATTCTCAGCCTGACTAATATACTTCTTAAACTTCTGAGCTTGCTCTCGTTCCTCAGCAGTACGATTAGGGTCAGAAATAATATCTTCTGTAGATCTCTCTAGAGCCTGAATGGTACCATTCTCAATAGATTCACTAATAAGATTAGTAGCTTCCTTATTCCAAATAGCATCTGCAGTAACTTCATCTCCTCTAGAAATAGCTTCAGCTTTCAATGCCTCAGCTTGGACAATATTTGTAAGACGATTATTGAGAGTCTTTACAAAGTCTTGCTGCCTAGTATAAGCTTGGAATTCTTGCTCCTTACGAAGTTTACCAAAAGGATCTCCTGAGGTTATGTTGGCAACAACTCTTGATACAGCACGTTGACCAGGACCAGTTACAGCACCCATTAATCCCTCAACAATAGCTTGCTTAGAAGTACCAAAGGCTAATGCCCTGTCAAAGAAAGTATCACCAAGCTCTTCATCTTCTTTAGTTAAAGTATCTGTAGCTTTACGAACTTGATACTCTCCCTCCATTTGAAGAATATTCTGGCCAATTTCTTCAGCACCTTCTTTAACTCCTTGAATAAGCATGTTATCTGCAGAAAGCTTACCAAGATTTTTAATAGCTCTAAGCTTTTCCTTAGGATTGGAAAGTAATGCTTGTCTAAAAGCTCCTTTACTTTTAACAAGACCATGAAGTCCTAAGGCATCAGTAACCATGAAGATTCTATTGTCATGAACAAATTCTTTCTGTGCTTCACCAATCTCTGCTTGTACTTTGGAATCATTATTAAACTCATCTTCAGCAAGCTTACGAGCATTCTCAATACTGAGAGGAATAGGAGCATCTTTAAATTGCTCATAGTATTCTTGAGCCTTAGATTCAATATAATGCTGCTTAGCATTTTCTCCTAACTCAATAGCCATCATCTGGCCTTCAGCATAGTTAGTAATAGTACCAGCAGCAACATCTTTAGCTATTTCCCCAAGGGAATTTGCAAGTACCTTGGTACCTGCAGAAGCATTCATCTTAGCAAGTCCTCTAGCAGCTAAAGATCCTGCTCTACTAAGTTTAACAGCCGCCCCAATACCTTTAGATACAAGACCTCCTGGAATAGCAAAGCCTACTACAGAGTCAATCATGCCCTTTAGAGTACTGAACTTAAAGAACTGGCCTAAAGCACTATCACTCTCAGTTTCATATATAGGCATAGCTTCATTAAGACCTTCTTTAAATTGTCTCATAGCTTTAGACAACCAATTATCACGGTCATTATCAAGCTTATTCCAGGTATTGTAATGACCCTCAAGGTCAAGGATATAACCAATGTCCTCAAGAGCTGTAGCAAGACCACTAATAGCACCACTAACTATAGCATTGGTAGCTTTTAAAAATCCAGACTGTTCATTAGCTCTAAAGGCATTAAGATCTCGCATTTGATTAAGCTCAGTAATACCCTCATCATACGAAGAGGGATTACCATTAGCAGCTTGTAAATATTCTTGACCAATATTAGACTCATCCCCAAATATTGATCGAGAGAAGTCTACATCATGCTGAGCCTGTTCAGTGAGAAACTCATTCATCCCATAGGACTTGGGGGCTAATCTATTAACCCCCGGTAGTCCTTGGATATTATCGAACTGAGCTTTCTCCTGACTTATCTGGAATAGTGCATCATTAAGTTTCTTTAAATTCTCATCCATAATTATTTAAACTCAAATTGAATTGCTTTATTTTCTCCAGTAGTTATAGCAGCGGTTTTTGTTCGACTAGGAATTGTTGAATCTCTAAGTTCTGATAAGAATTCTAAGTAGTTTATGTACTGCATATAAGACTGCACATCACCTCTAGATTCTGCTTCTAATATATCATTATAAGTCTGATTATATACTGTATTATATTCCTC